CTCACTGATTCGTCCGGAGATAACCATGTGGTCTGGTCAAACAACCCTTACACCAACGGCACCGGGGACTTCAACAGCTATTGGGACAACGACATCGACAGCACCAACGTCGGCTGGGCCATCACTACGACCGAGGCTTCTAGCGAGGCTCTCAAGACGGCCATTCGACCCTACGACGAAGATGGGGTAGGAGCCGCTTTCCTCCGTATCCCGATGCGCTCTTGGGAGTATGACCCCCAGGCGCTGCTCCACCTTTATGCCAATCCGAAGCTGGATGGCAGGGTACCCAAGTCCTTGACGGGCGAGGATGGCAACACTCGTCATTGGTACGTGGCCGAGGAGGTCGAGGCCGAGCTTCCCTGGCTAGTGGGTCAACCTCAGGGGGACGCCAAGAGAATTAAAGATGGCAGACCTTTGATGGTAGCCATGATTTCAGCCTTGAGATACCTAGACCGTAGAGTAAAGGAACTGGAGGCTGCTGCATGAGCCATGAGTTGCAGAAAGGCAGCATGCCAGTGATAGTGGGTAAAGCCCGCATTAAGGCCAAGGCCCAAGAAATGCACGATGAGGTCTGTGGGTGTGGGGAGCCGGTCAACTACAACTGGCTGGAGAGAGCCGAGAAACAACTCGTCAAGCAGGAGAGGGAGAAGAAGGTTGCTAAAAGGCTGGTTGACCCGGGATCAGTGTAAGCTCCCCCGCGGTACGCTATACTCTCCCTGTAACCTTGCAAAGGAACGTAATGTCTGATGCCAGCATAGCGGGTAGATACCCTCTTAAGCAGGCCGTGATTGACTTCGCAACTGCCGCTACTCATGAAGTTGTAGCTGCGGTGCCTGGTAAATCCATTCGGGTAGTCTCTATGTTCTTCACTGTGGGTGGTCCTTGCAATCTCACCTGGCAATCAGGATCCACCCCTCTTACGGGGGCTATGGAATTCGCTGACTCTGGTGGTATGACTCACGAGAGCCAAGATGGGATAATGTGGACTACCAAAGGTGAAGCCTTGAATCTTGATTCAGATGCGGTTGTTCAGCTATCAGGTACCATCACCTACTTTGAGAGGCCCTGATGGCTAGAGACCCTGTGACTGGAGGCTTTGTTGTAGTTCATCCTACAAAACGTAATGCCTTTGAGGTGGTTACTGACTTCAATAGGCCATTCCAGGGGCCCGCCACACTTCGTACCAATGTGTGCCCCACCTGTAGTACCATTCATCATCACAAAACCTACCACATTCTCTTGAACGGAGAAGGTAGGGCTGTAGTTTCCCCCGGAGTATTTCAAGGCCTGAAAGCAGCCAAGGCTTTTAATGATCCTAAGGGGTTGGGTATCGAGGCCCATACCAAGAAGCCGCCTAAGCAAACCTTGGGCACTAAGGGTGGAATGATGGGTTTGGTACCTAGTCGTGATGAAGTTACAATATACCACTCATAGGAGATAGAAAGCCATGTCATTTTTCTTCGATGCCTACGCCGAGTCAATGCTTGGCACAGACGTCCATAGCCGTGTAGTTATCGCCTCAGATAACATCAAGTTCGTTTGTACGGACCACGCAGATAAGACTCCCGCCCAAGCCACGGATGAGGACCACTTTGACTTAGACAACCCTGCGGGTGCCACGATTGCCACCAGTGCGAACCTGACTGGCAAGACCATTACCAACGGTACGTTCGACCACACGGACGAGACTCTGACCTCAGTGTCAGGTGACCAGTTTGAGTCGGTGAACTACTACAAGGACTCGGGAGCCACTGCGACTAGTCCGTTAATTTGCTCGATCGACTCAGGCACGGGTCTTCCATTTACACCATCAGGAGGCGACATTGACGTCCGTCCCAACGCCTCTGGAGTCTTTAGCCTGTAATCGTAAAGGGGCCAATGGAGACCACTGCTGTTATATAAACGGTGAGGTCTGTGAGTTCTATAGCCTTCGTATTCAAGGCTGCTCCCTGTTTGAGCTATGGGGCAAGCTGAACGAGGTCCCTGAGTGGGTAGAAGCCCCTGTGGGTAAGAAGTTCGCCGAATTCAACCCTGGCTATGACTGTGGGGATTGGCCTCAGAAGATCCCCGGTCTATTGGATGAACGAGATAAAACTGGCCCATTCGCCCTGTGTTGTTGGGGAAGGGGTAATGACTAATGGCTGACTGGGTTAGGTCATTTTCTGCGAACCTGATCGGGTCTGCTGATTCTGACTTAGATGGACCTGCCGACCTTGACACTGATACCGCCCCCGGCGACTTCGATCCGGCTAGCGTCACAGCGGTCCGCTTCCAGTTCACGCTATCCCATACGGGTACGTTCGATTCGGGTTCAGGGTCGGACGAATACTCGCTGACACCGAACTCTGTTGTATTAGAGGATACGACTGACAGCACCCAGTTGGCGGTGGTCAACCCAACCGGACTAATCAACGTCAGCACGGCCACGGTTGCTATTGACCTGACCGACAACTCGCCAGTTACCGGCGCATCCACCGCCGACTGGGAGGGCGCACAGTTCAACGGTGCGGTTGTTCCGGCGATCGCCACGTTCAGCCAAAACAAGGGTAAAGACGGAGTTGTTCCGCAAATCCTGGCGGCCTCAGTCACGATCACGATCACCTATACCCCGTCAGCCAACATTGATCTGAACACCCTGAGCTCCACCACATTCTACTCGCCTCAGTTAGATGGCACTATTGATCTGACTCTATTCAATGGGGCTGCCACCTTCTTCTCTCCCACCGTGGCTGATAGCTCTATAGACCTAACCGCGTTTACCAGTACAACCTTCTATGCCATAACTCTTGATGGGGTTATTGTGCTGGACGAAGGTCATATATCGGCGTCCTAACATGTTACTCTGTAAGAAGGAGCTTTACTAAGGTGAAACAACTCAAGGAAATGGTCCGAGTGTTGAAACTGATCGCCCGAATTCTGGCTTCGCCTGACCAAGAACAAAAGGCGAACTTAGCTGAGGAGGCGAACAATGGCTGATTATGCAGTTCTCGAAGGATCAAGTAAGAACAACCGGAGCCGAGTTGTGGTTCATACGGCGGTCCCTAACGCCAACAACGACGCCGGAGAAAACTGGCGTGACGTTGTGGTGTCTCATGTGACAGTCGCCAAGGGGTCAACGACTTCGGTCATCCCTGCCACGTTTCTCGCTTTGATCAGCGGAACACGCCAAGCTGACCTTGATGCAGGCTTGTTCTACGAGTGGGAGATAAACGTGGACTACGACGCCAACGCCGCTCCCGCTGCGAAACAGGCTGCTATCGAAGCTGCCATCGCAGCACAGGAAGCTGATATGTTGGCCGACCTCCAAAACGAGCTTCGCTGGTACGGGCAGACAGGAACAGGGGTCTAAATGGCTTGGGGAGCAGACACATCATTAGGAACCCAAACTGCTGTCGATGATACGACCGAGGAGTTCCTGCCGTCCGCTGGTGGTGGGATCAGTCTCAACCCTGGCGAGTCGGCACACTGTCAAATCCAATATGACAACACCAGCGGCTCACTTACCGACGATATAATCATCTCTTTCTATTCGACCCTCGATGACACTTCTGAGGATTGGGACGAAAAACCGTTTATGACCATCGTGGTAGCACCCGACTCGACCAACGCAGAGGACATATCGGTGCTGGTGTCCGGTGTTTACAGTTTCCGTATCGGGTTCCTCAGTTCAGGCGCTACCGATACTTACGACGTAGGTGGAAACTACCGCAAAGACGGAATCAGCCTGTAAGGGGGTAACCGATGCCTCCGACGAAACCTGGGATTTGGACTCCCTCCAAGGCGCAGGTGCTTCGACCGTATCAGCATTTTTGGGATGGGCTTGTTGCGCTGTGGCCCCTGTGGGAACACTCAGCACGACACGCCTTCAACCTGAAAAGCCGTCACCTCGGGGTCCGTGACAGTGGCACCCTGCCAACGCTGGTCGAAACCCCATTCGGTCCAGGTCGAGACTTCGACACGTTCTGTGTCGGCATTGTCATCGAACCGATAGAACATTGGCGGGCACACCTTGACGGCACACAGAACGCCACGTTTTGGGTGCTAACTGACTTTGGAAGCGACGGGAATGGCCGTCGAATAATCTCCTCTGCCACCGACGCTACTTCCAACACTAACTTTTTCATTGGTTCGGGAAACGACAACCAAGCCCGCTTTCAGATACGCCGTGGGACGGCCAACTGCGTAGACAACATTGCTCCCACCGGTACCATCCCAGCGGATCGGACTGGTGGGTTCATGCATCTGTTCGGTGTAGTGACATCAAACGACATCCAGATATGGCGGGCTGGTGCAGAGGCGTTCAACATGGACACCTACCCCCTCCAAGGCTGGTCCAACACGGGCCAAGCCGGTCAGGACCTCAACCTGAACCAGACTCGGGGTGTTGCCATCGGCGGTCGTGACGGGTCCACCGTTGACGGCACTAGGAATCATCATGGCACCGTTGTAATCGGCGGGATTTGGGATCGGGCTTTCGGGGAAGCCGAAATGCTCCAACTGATCGCAGACCCGTTCGGAATGATTCGTCCAAGCTGGAACTACGGAGTAGCAGCAAGCGGCTCGATAGACCTAAATCTTCTGAGCTCCACAACCTTCTATAGCATCACCTTAGAAGATATCCTCATTAACCAGACCAAATTCTGGGACTTGACGGTTGTAGAGTCAGTTGGTAATCCTGCAATTGATCTGACCAACCTATCTAGTACGGTTTTCTATTCACCCACTGTAGCCACTTCAGATTTCCAGTTGGACCTTCTGTCCTCAACGGCGTTTGCCTCGATATTTATTGATGGCAACATTGACCTTAATGTGCTGTTCACCACTACCTTCTATAGCCCTCAACTAGATGGCAACATCGACTTGGCTCTGTTGTCTAGTACGGTTTTCCATGCCCCTCAACTTGACGGTACCATTGACCTCGATCTGTTGTCCAGTACCGTTTTCCCCGCCATCAGTCTTGTGGCTCTGATTGATCTAGACCTGTTGTCCAGCACGGTCTTTTACTCACCACAATTAGATGGCACTATAGACCTTGATCTACTCAATAGTACCGTGTTCTACTCGAATACAGTGGCCTTCTCAGACCTGAGCATGGATCTTCTTTCATCCACAGTGTTCTATGCACCTCAGTTAGATGGTGAGATACTTCTTACCTTGTTCGATGGATCAGCAACATTCCATGCAATAGAACTGGCAGGCAATATAGACCTCGATCTATTCGACGGCTCTGCAACATTCCATAGCCCACAGCTTGACGGTGAAATCTTGTTGGCTCTCTTTGATGGATCAGCGACATTCCACGCAATCTCGGTCAGTTCTGGATTCACCATGGATCTTCTTACCAGTACGGTGTTTTACTCACCTCAATTGGACGGGGAGGTTTTGCTCACCAACTTGAGCTCCTCCGTGTTCTACGAGATAACCGTGGCAGTATCTGCTCCCGATCCTCTTGACATGGATTTGCTTGATGGCTCAGCGACTTTCCACTCAATCAGTGTGGTAGGGTTTATAGACCTGATTCACTTCGATGGATCAGCTACATTCCATAGCCCGCAGTTAGATGGCAACATAGACCTTGACCTGCTCGACAACTCAACCTTCCACAACATCACTGTGGGAGAAGCTTCTGTGGATCTAGACTCCCTTACAACCTCCACGTTCTATACTCCTGAATTGATGGGCGCTATAGACCTTGCACTATTGAACGGAGGAGCTACGTTCTACAACCTCACTATAGGTCAAGCCGCTATTGACCTTGACTGGTTCTTTAATACCACGTTCTGGCAAATCACTGTGAAGGATCCTACCGCTGTTGATGTAGGAGTCCAGTTACCCATGAGAGGGGTTGACAGATAGGATGCTACACTCTTAGCCATGGCCGATTTGATAAGACCCGACGAGGAATATATCCTTGACCTGAGAGTCAAGGCTAATTCATATTGGTCCGAAGCAACTAACCGTTTTGACGAGCTGATAGATGCCTACCACGGCAACTACCAGAAGCTGTGGCCGGGTGAGTTTCGTAGAGGCGAATCACCTAAGGTAGCTAACTGGATTCGTCTGGGTTGGAAACGATACGCCCAGATGGTGGGCAAGGTACCTTCCAGTCATGTGAGACCATCTAAAGTGAGCCGAGTGTCTCAGTCCAAAGCGGACAAGATTGAGAAGGTCCTTGCTCACTACGACGAGTCCTCAGGTATGTCTACCATCATGAAACAGTACGCCTGGTACCTAGTTGGTTTGGGCTCTGGTGTCGTTGGGGTCATGCCTGACTCAGTGTTGAAAGGTCCTAAGTATTTCTACAAAGATCCCCGCACCGTGTTTCCCGCTCCGGGCTCAGGGTCCGTGAGCTCCACCTCATCTCACTACTCCATGCTCATGAAGCCTACCATGTCTATAGCCTCTATGCCGTGGGTGATCTTCGATGAGGTACAACCCGCTGCCACTATTCTTGACACTTGGCCTGACAAGACCGATTTGATTCACCAGTTAATCGACACCGATGACCCGTTCACCCCTGTGGAGGTAATCACCCTCATGGACAAGTCGTGGTGGACTGTGATGATTAACCAGAAGATCCTTATGCAGGTCGAACACAATCTAGGCTTTGTGCCTGTTAGATACACCAGCATGGATGTGCCCGATCAGTTGGGTGGGGAGTCCATGTTTGAGCAGAACATCGGTCTCGTTCTTGCTTACATGAGGATGCTCAACCAGAAATTGACCTACAACGAGAACATCGTGTGGCCTTGGTTGACTATCCGGGGTGTTCATAATATGGATCCCAAGACCCGAGTCATTGAAATTATGGACTCGGATGGGGATGCTCAGTTCCTGGCCCCGCCCGGCGAGATTCAGGTCGAGCGTGACCTAGACGTTCTAGACCGCCTTATTCGTATTCTTAATCAGGATACGGAGTCGCTAAGAGGAGAGGCGCCCGGGTCTACGGTCACTGGGTTGGGGCTGGGAGAATTGAACCGCACAGTCACCGCAGCAGTTCAGGACTTCTGGGATCACATGAAGCCTGACATCGAGTTCATAAGGTCCGCTGCACTCATCATGGACGAGGATCTATACGGGGGCAGGAAGAAGCCGATGACTGGTCGGGTCTCGGGCGAGAGTTTCGAGGAATCGTATGTACCCAGAAAGACAATCAAAGGTCACCATACGGTGGCAGTTGACTTCGGGATCGGGGTCGGAGGATTTGAGGGCTTTGTGGAACTCATGCAGTTTGCCGCACAAGGCTTCATTGATGAGCAAGAGGTCATGGAGAATGCGCCATGGATTAAGTCCGTATCGGGTACAAAGAAGCGAGTGTTCCTTGACCGCATAGAGAAGGTAATCTTCGAGATGACCGCAGGCGGCGCACCTTCGCCAATCATTAACCACATGACTCAATGGCATTCAGCCGTTGATGGCGGAGCCGACCCATGGAAGTGGATCACAGAAAACCCCCTACCCAGTCCTGAGCCTCCGGCTCCAGAATTGGGGCAGGGGCCTGAGGGTCTTCCGGGCGAGCCTAGTCTTGCTCCAGGTGGTGGTGCTGCTGCACCTCAGGTCCCAGTCCCTTCTCCACAGCAAATCCTCGCACTCGCACAAGGTAGACAACAGTAAGGAAGGAAGAATGCCACTAGCCAAGAAATCAAAAAAGGCCAAAGGTAATCAAGGTGCCCAGTGGGGTAACACTGGTTCTGAGGGCAATATCCACAATGTTGGATCAGACAAAGCCCCGGTTTCTCCGAGCCCAGCCAAGAACAACAAGCACGGCAGAAACGTCTCAATCGGTCGTAAGTGACCTCAAGGGATAATCGAGGTGGGGCTAGGGTCCCAGACGGGCAGCAGAGGCCAGCCTCTCTGCCGTTTGCTCGTGGGTCCAATCGTTCTGATTTGGCCGAACTCCCTGGGACACCCGGTACCCCTCTTCCCCCTAGCCCAGCAGAACCCTCACTAAGCCATGGTGATGCTGGGAGACTTCGGCAGATGCTTGGGGGTATTCCCCTAGATCAAGTGTCCCCTGGAGCTACTCTGGGCGAAGGTACACAAAGGCCTGATGAGCCCATCACTGCCGGGGTTGATGTAGGTGCAGGTCCGGGAGCTAATGGGCTTCTACCTTCACCTAACCAGCTAACAGAGGAGCTCACGGCCCAAGAACTCAAGACCATCTACCCTCTCCTCATGAGGCTTGCTACTCTTCCTAATGCCACTACAGAGAGCAAGATTCTGGCACAAAGGATCAGGTCTCGCCTACCCGTGGCACCAGAACAAATGCCAGACTTAGGACAAACTAATGGGCCTCAAAGAACAACTGGATAAGGTTGTTAATGGTGCAATTGACATCTTCTCGGCCCCTGTAGGGCTAGTAGTAGACACGGCGAGGGCCATAGGTTCAGAGGAATACAACCCAGGATTCGGTGGTGTATTCGGTACATTTGGAGAACGAGCCGTTGGGGGTCTCTCTCAGATAGGTGAGGGCTTCGGTGCTGATGTTATCGGCGAGAAGGTTTCTGACTCATTTGTAGGCGATGCTCTAAGGTCCTACTTCAATACGGCTGAGAGGATCTACAGCACCGAGTTCCAGAGGGAGACCGGGCAAGGTCTATTCGGACAAGACCCCGGTGAATTATCCTTGCAAAGAGTCGGTGCTTATGCAACAGGTTTGTCTGGCTCTCTTGTGGGGGCAGCGGGTTCGGCATTAGGGCTAAATGAGGGTGGTGGTCTAGACCAAGTAAATCCTGTCCGTCAGTGGCAAAAAGCAGCTAACCGTACACCAGGTCAAGCCTGGGTGGAAGAAGCCTTAGTACCTGATTTTTATAACCGTAGTGTGTCCGAGCAGGATGAGATAAGACAGACGGCATGGTACAACATGTTCTCCGGCTCGATGGATGCTGTGGGCAGATGGTTCACTGATCCTGAAGTTCTAGCTGGTAAGGCTTTTAGATACACTCGCAATCGTCTGTGGACCTTCACGCCAGACCTAGATAATCCTCGCTTGGTACAGAGACCTAAGTTTCATCGTAAGGCTCTCAAAGACCTGGGCTATGGTATGGGAGAGACTGTAGAAGGCCCTAACGGTCTTAGAATGGTCACTCTAGAAAGCGGCTCAAAGACCGAGGTCTACACGGTAGTTCGATCAAGTGGTCTCAGCCAACTGGTTGATGACGGGGTCAAGTTTGCCGATGATGCAGTAGACACAAGGCCTCTTGCTATACCTGATGATGAGATAGAGCATATTAGGCAGGTTGCTATAGACAACGGTGTTCCAGAAGAAGGTTTGGATGAGTTCATGGACTCACTCACTAGGAGTGGTAAGGTCGATGACCTGAACGAATCTTTGGCTACTACAGGAATGCTGGGTGGGAAGGCTAAGCCTAGAGGTCGCACGCCTAGGTATGTGGGGACTACGTTCAGACCACTACACCTGATAGCTGACGAAGATGAGGCTATGAGATATGCCTCCTCTCTGTACGGCTCTGATCCCACAGATATGCCTGTCATTGTCAAGCTGGATCCAGATGGGCTGCCCACGATATATGAGGAGTTCGATATGATTCCTCTTACCGGGCCCAAAGACTTCGATGCTAGAGATGCACGGTTCATGACCCTTGCCGACCAAGCCAGTGACAATATCTCTGATGTCCGTCACTTGAGTCCAGACGACCTAGACCCAGCACTCAAGCTGGATGGAGCTCCCAGCTATATGCAGGAGACAGGCAGACTGGACTCCATGCTCTACAACCCAGACGGTACACCTGTTGAGCCTGATCTTGTGGGGAACATCGAGAACCTTACAGAGGTTATGGGCAGGGCTAGTCAGCTATATGCGGAAGACCCTGTAATGGCTCAGAAGTACCTTCTCTCTAACCGCAACGCTAGGGCATCACAGGCTCTGGTGGGTGACAGTCTCGCAGCTAGAGCCTCGAATCATAAGGTCTTTCAATCACACCTGAACTGGCTAGATAACAATGGCAAGGGCAGGTCGATGAGTGACATTCGCAGGGTCCTGTTCCCACACACACCATTCGGTGATGTCGTAGCCCTGTGGTTATCTGACGCCACGACCTACTCCCAGAGACGAACCGTGCTTCTCTCAGCCATGGGCTATCGAACCTCGGAGGTCGCCAACCTGCCCCCTTTGCTTAGGGCCAAACTCGAGAACCTACTTTTAGACTCTGAGAGAGTGGCCGCAGGTCTACCGCCTAATGAGATAACTAATGCCATCCTAGGTATTGATCCTAAGTTGGCAGATACCGCTGCGCCTTACATGGATGACTTCATCAAAGAGGCCACTACTCAATTACAGGATCAAGAGGCAGCCGCCAGATTCCTAGACCAGATAGCTGACATGGCCCCCATCCAAAGGCTTCGCATGCCACAGGTTCGTAGGGGCTTGAACGTAATTAGGAAGACCTCGTTCTATCAACAGTCCGATCTGGCTAGACCTATCAGAGCGGTCACCGAGATGAGACCACACCAGTGGATCAACTTCGATGACCCTATGAGTTCACTACAAATCCAGCGACAGCTAGAGGAGGCACAGACCCTAGGTATATCTCGGGCAGAAGTTGATGACTTCGTAAAACGGTATACAGAGTCAGGTGCTAGTCAACCGCAGAGACGAGCAGTGGTTGAGGAGATGAACGATTTTATCCTCAACAAGGCTGCGGCTGAAGCCAAGCTAACGCCTAAAGAGTTCGAGGACCTAATACATAAATCATCCGCTGGTATGGGTACCACTAGAAAATACCTAGAGAGCCGCAGGTATGCTTCCGGCGGCAGAGATATGGCTTCATTCTTCGATGATGAGACAGGGGAAATAGTCCAGCGTGCTATGCCATTCCTCTCTACTCAAGCCACTAACTGGGTCCCCTTGCCCAATGCCAGAAATATAGTTAAAGAGGCCAGAAAGATTGGGACTCTGAGAGCTAGGTTCGGGGCTAACGCCACTATCCCAGTTGAATTGCTGGATAGCTTCTACCGAATCTGGAAGCCTACAGTCTTGCTCAGAGGTGGCTGGATGATAAGAGTTGTATCGGATGAGCAACTCCGTGTTCTAGCAAAGACGGGGTCGGTTCTCAATCACCTAGCCGCTATATCTCTGGGCGAACAGCCTAAGTTCACCAAGGTGTTTGAGGGTAATTTGCCCCCTGGTGGAAGAACTGCTGCCGCCTTGGCTACTGCTACGGGTACCCAGCCCATTACCTCTCTATCTGTAAGAGGGGCCAGAGTTACTACTAAGGTAGCCAGGAAACTTGGGCTTGTGGATGAGAATGTATACCGCCACATGCAAGCTGCCGGGCTCGAGGATTTGGTTTCGGCTCGTACCAGTTTTGGTGGGCCAAAGGAACAAACCCTCAGAGACTTACAAAGCCTGATAGGTAGAGATGAGGGAATCATCCTCAATCACTTGCGAGGTAGTGGTGGTAAGGGTACAGGTCAGTGGCGATCTATCACTCAGGGAGACCCGCAGTTTTCAGCCGCATGGAGCAGGGTTCTCAGTGAGCAATACGGTAGAGACCCGTTGGCTAGAAGGCTAATTCAAGAGGTCCTAGCAGAGGGGCTAACTGACCTAGATGCCTTGGACTTCGCTGACATGGATCACCTTGTAAGAACCGGTACACGGTTCTTGAAAGAAACCGCAGAGGGTAGAGCCGTCGCAGAGAAGGTTCCGTGGTTTGCTAAAGATCCTCGTAAGTGGGTCGAGGACATAGTGGAAGAAATCAACGGCTATAGCGGTGGGTTTAATGAGGAGCTCCTAAGAGGCAGCTTGAACCAGAAAGTTACTACCGAATTGTTGGAGAGCATAGATGAAGCCTTCCGACCTGACATCATCCATTCCGAAATTGTGGATCAGACCCTAGGTAATAGTGCCGTCAGTCAGTACCTAAGAGGATTCACTAACGAGGCATTCGATCTGATAGGTAGATTGCCAACTGACACTCTCAGCCGTCAGCCATTCTTCAAGGCTCTGTATGGCCAAGAGATGACTCGACTGGAAAGACTTCGAGCCTCACAAGGTTTGCCTCTTACAGGAGATGCCATGTCTAGGATGCAGACTCAGGCTAGACAATTTGCCATTCAAGAGGTGCAAGAATACCTATACAACCTGGCCGAGACTTCAAGGTTCGGGTACATGGTCAGACACATCATGCCATTCTACCCAGCTTGGCAAGAGGTGATTCAGGTGTGGGGCAAGATCGCCCTTGAAGATCCATCAGTTATAGGCCGGGCACGTTTGCTCTGGGAAGCACCTAACAGAGCCAACATGGTTTACAAAGATGATGAGGGTGAGGAGTTCATCAGATTCCAGCTAGGTGAGAAAGCCGTAGAGAATCTGGGGCTCACAGGCTGGGAAGCATATCTGGCTCAAGCCCCCCTGGACTTTGCTAAGACCTCATTCAACTTGATCCTCAATAATCCCCTGCCAGGCACTGGTCCTATCATTCAGTACCCGGTCAATGAGGTAGTCAAGCGTAAGCCAGAGTTGGAAGAGGGTCTTAGATGGCTTCTTCCTTACGGTGTCACTTCTGACCCCTCAGCCATCTTCTTGTCCCCTCTGGTCCGACAACTTAAGGGCGAGCTCCAAGGCCCTACTAGTGACCTCTCATATAGAAGGGCATGGCAAGATGCTGTCACCTATATGGACGTAGAGTTCAGGGCAGGCAGGCGCACTACTCCGCCCACAGAAGAAGAGGCTCATGAGATAGCCCAGAAACTTAGGTTGGTTAGAGCGTTCACCAGAATGGTTATGCCAGCGCAGCCTATTATCAGATCGCCGCTCAGTGAGTACATCGAAGCCTATCGTGGTCTACAAGATACGTTAGGTCCTGACCAAGCGGATGAGGTATTTCTCAATGAGTATGGTAATGAGTTCTTTGCCGTAACTCTATCTCGTACGGTTAGCAAGACGGGAATTCCGCCTACGGTTGAGGGTGAGATGGCTCGTAGGAACTTCCAGAATTTGATTGATGAGTACCCAGAGTATGGGCGCCTTATCATTGGTGATGAGGCTATAGGGGAGTTCTCTACCGCAGCCTTTGCTTCTCAGCTCGAAAGACCTGTGGATCCGAACAACCCATTCTCCGAGATGGAGAGGACTTATAGACCTACTGAGATTGATCCACGAACGGGCGGCATTATTGAAGTTGATAGGCGGCTCGGGTGGCAAGAGTACATACAGGCCCTTGACTGGCTGGACCTAGAACGTAGGAAGAGGGGCCTTCCCAATCTCAAGGTGAAGGAAGCCCAGGACCTTGCCGATACCAAAGAATTCATCAAAGAAACCTTGAAATTTAAGTACCCATCGTGGTGGGAAGACTTCAACACCCGTGACGCCCTCAAGTGGAGTACTCGGATAGATGCTTTCCGTACTATCGCTAAGGACACCAGCCTAGAGAATAGACCTGACATTCAAGGTCTGGCTACATACCTAGAGGTACGGGGTCTCATCCTTCAAGAACTCAACCGTAGAAAGATGGACGGAGGAGCTTCCACACTAGATGCCACTAGCAATCTGGACCTACAAAATATATGGGCCACTCTGGTGACTCAAATGCTGGACGACAACATAGCCTTCGGTCCGTTATACTACAGGTATTTAGAAGGTGATCCATTGGAGCTAAGAAGTGGCTGAACTCACACCACAACAGATTCTTCGGAAAGCCATCTCTGACAATGCCTCGCCCGAGGAAATTGGTCGGCTTGTTGAGGAAAACAAACAAGCCATAAATGAGATGCCTCGGGAAGAGGCTTTCCTTCTCCTTCAAGAGTTGACTAATCTTGGTCCCGAGTATGAGTCTGCCATTCAACAGGCTGGTGACTTGAACATAGGCTTCCCCCCTATCCTAGGTGGTTTAGGAGGTGCAGGGCGAGTAGCTAAGGGTACAGCCCAAGTAACAGTAGGCGGTGAAACTAAAACCGTTGTATTATCTCCTCAGGGACAAAACCTCTTGTCAAAAGTGGTTAGGGCTGTATCTGGCGGGTCTGCTAGTAGCTTTGCCAAACGAGTTATAGGTGCAGGGATAGGTGTAAGTGTCATCTCCAAGGTTTTCGAGGATGGGGAACAAAGCCAGCAACAACAGCAACAACAGCCCCAACAGCCTCCACCGCCTTCTGGTGTTCGTAACCCGTTTGCCACTAACCCAGAACTTAAGACCCTGATGTCGAGCCCGACCACTGAACCTGGTCAAACTCAGACCCGATCAGGCAGTAACCTGGGTGATACTTCTGGTGTAGTAGACCCTGGGTTCAATGTTATGGTGGTAGACCATGATGGGAGCCTTACTGGCACTCCAGGAGCTTTGGCTGTGGTCTCATCCAAAGATATGGATGTTGGTAATGAGGACTTAGCAAGAGCGGCTGAAATTGTAGCTCCCGGTGGCTCAAACCTCATAGCTCTTGCCACAGATTTCTTGAGGCAAACAGGCCAGAACACTACTGGCGACCGAAACATCTTTCAAGCCATATTCCCGGAGTCTCTAGGTCAAGTAAGTTTCGGTACACCTGTACAACTACCACCGCAAGCAGGTGAGGGCGCCCCCTTGCCAGTTGTTGCTCCTACTCGACCTGTCCCACCAGACTTCATGCCAGGCTTCCCTCAGAAGGTACGGGAAGATGAGTGGATAGCCTCACAGAACAACCAGACTGGCGGAGTTCAGACCAACACCAATGTACCAGCCGGGGCTAAGATAGCGCCGCGAATTTTCAACCAATACAACGGTAGAACTCTGATGGAGTGGGCCTCACTTTCTGCTCAGAGGCATGGTATACCTCTCAGTGTGCTTTACGGAATAGTTGACCATGAGTCGGGGTGGTTGCAAACTGCCGTAGGTGACAACGGCAATAGCTTCGGGCTTGCTCAAATCTTCCTGCCCGCCTGGCCCAGCATTACACAAGGTCAGGCTCTTAATCCCGTGTTTGCTCTAGAGTGGACCGCACAAAAACTCAAGGAGAGGTTCGCTCAGTTCGGCAGATGGGATGCAGCAGTAGCCGCACACAACTCACCGCAAGCAGCCCAGCACCTTGCACAGACAGGGTCCTTCTTCAATGATAAGTCCGCTAATTATGTGAAGTCCGTTTTAGGTCGTGCTAACGATTCAGGCCTTGATTCTTACCTCTTTGATCCCACAGGCGGGGGAGCTCCTATCACAGGATCGGGCCCCTCATTCACACCGTTCCAGACGCCTGACCCAGCGCAGAGCCGAGAGTACATTAGGCAGATATATGAGGAAATGTTGGGTAGGGAACCCACAGACCTGGAGTTATCTACTGGTGTGGATAAACTCAACGGGCTAGCTCGACAAGCCTATGACGCCAATCTGAGACAAGCCAAGGGCAGTGAGTCTGATGCTGTGGACGTTGGGGCAAGGTTCGAGGAGACCATTCGTGAGTCAGGGGAGTTCGCCTTCCATGAGGACGTCACGGAACAGAGGAATTTCACTGACTATGCCGCAGGGGTCGCAAGGCTTCTGCAAACGGGGGCCTGATGGCTGAAACTTATGTGGTCAAGAAGGGTGACACCTTAGGTAAGATAGGTACCGCTCTTGGAATACCTTGGCGGGATATCTATAACCTCAACAAAGATTTGATTGGCTCTGACCCTAACCTGATTCAAATAGGCATGGAGTTCAAGTTACCCGGTAGTGAAGATGGTGGCGATGGGGGTGGAGACGGCGAATCGACAGCCCCCGGCGCCACCACACAGGCTCTACCCCGTAATTCCAAACTAGTAAAGATAGGTAGTAGTTATCGGGTAATCTGGGACCTTGGTGACAATCTGGGGTGGGCATGGTACGACATCACAGCCCAACAATTGGACGAGATTTACGACACCAAAACCCCTGCACCTCATTTCACACTGTCCAATGCGGGTCAGTTTGAGGCTCAGTATGGCAACAACTATTGGGGTAATGTTGGGGAGATAAGCCTGAAGGCTGACACGCCTTGGGAGGATCTAAGCGACCGTATCTTCAATCAGTTTGGGTATGTACCCGGCTTCGATGAGCCCGAGATTCGTAGGCTTCTACAGCAGGCCTACTTTGAGAACTGGGATCAGAACCAGTGGACAGTTCAATATCGTGGCACCGAGTATTACAACAAGACCACAGATGACCAACGCAAATGGGCAGGAATGTCCCTTGCCGAGAGAGACGCCTTAATAGAACAGTGGGGTGCCGAACTCAAGACCCGATACCAAGATATATGGGGTCACGGCTTTGCTATAGATGAGGCATCCATCGGGGATGCAGCCTTCAAGCTGGCCTCTGGTCAGATGTCCTTGAATGAGTGGATCTATACGACCACAGAAGAGGCCTCTAGAGATGAAGGCACTCTGGAGTTTGACCGCAGACGACAAGAGGCTGAGGATCTACTGGCTGAGGGTAACGAGATTGAAAACCTTACAGCCTTTGCTGAGGCACAGTGGAGAGCGTGGGTTGGTCCTGTGGATATGCCCGCCAGCTTTGCCAACCGTTGGGGTTCTGATCTAGCTTCAGGCAATGCTAGTGAGGCCGATCTCGAGTCCTACCTTAAAGAAATCTCCACAGGTCGATGGGGTAATAAACCCCCTAACCTCACTTGGGAAGACTGGGCTGCCTCATACAAATCCCAGATTAAGAGGACTCTGGAGCTCGGGTCTCTGGATGACACTGATGGTTTGCTCAACTCCATTCTAGGTCAAGACCTGACAGGTATAGACCTCGATCAGTTGATTAGGCAAGACGAGAGGTTCCAGTCCACACGGACCATGTATAACGAGCTGTCTAACATGGCTTCTGAAATGGGTAGAAGGTTCGGGTTTATAACATAATGGCTTTCAACGCAATAGAGGAAGTATACGCCGCATTCCCTTGGCTAGCTGATCTAGGCTCAGAGGTCTATCAGGCACTAGTCAATGGGGTACTCAATGCTGACCCAGCCTCAGTCATTATTCAGGCAGTCAGAGATACCAACACCTATAAGCTGAGGTTTGCAGGTCTAGAGCAACGGCGAGCTAGTGGCTTCCCTGCTATGAGTGAGGCTGAGTACCTACAGGTAGAAGCAGGGTACTTTAACCAGCTACGGAACTACAACATTCTTGGCACACTTGGGTTGGATGACTCTGAGGCCTTTAGATCTTTCGCCGCTGAGATGATAGGTCAAGATGTCTCGGTTCAGGAATTCAATGCCAGACTTGATCGAGGTACAGCCCTGATGAGGGACTCCAGTGAGTTCGTACAACAGGCCTTTACAGAGTTTTATGGTGCCCCTGTGAGTGATGACGCCTTACTGGTGTACTTTCTCGACCCAGACCGGGGCACCAGTATTATTGAAAGCCAGCTAGCATCAGCCACTGTTGGAGCCGAAGCATTTAGATATGGGCTCAACATCAGTAGAACCAGAGCAGAAATCCTACGCAAAGAGGGGGTAACCGCTGACCTGGCTCGCCAAGGGTTCGCTGACATTGCCAGAGAGCAGCCGGTTCTTGATCGCCTAGCACAGATTCACAACACATCGCCACTATCTCAGTTGGAGCTAGAGGAGTTCTTCTTCCATGATGATCCTGGCGTAGCACAGAGAAGGGCCAGTACCTTCCAGACAGCCCTTGCCGCTTTCCAAGAGGGTGGGGCTCGTAACCTCACTCGTGAAGGTGGCCTCGGTGAGTTGGTTGATCGTAACCGAGCCGTGTGATAGTATCCACTCTTGCCAACCCCCAGGCATAAATGGGGCGAAACATACCTCTTAGGGGTCCCGTCCTAAGAGCGTAGAAGGGAGAAGGAAATGGGCAGATTCGAGGATCTAATCGAGCAAGCCAGAACTGGCGATACCGATGCTCTTGAGGCATTGGAGAGCGAATTTTCTGGTAGCACTTTGCGGGAGAAAGCCGAAGAGGCTGACGTCCTGCGTAAGAGGCTACAAGAAGCCGTTCCCCTTGTCCGCAAGGCTAGGTTCGAGGAGTTAGCTGGCAAGCTGGACGAGAGTATCCGTGACGGTCTTTCTGTAGAGGACGTTAATGACATGGATCCGGATTCGCTAACCCTGGAGATGCTACAGGACTTGGGTACAACCAAGAACCAACAGCGCCAGGCACAGAGACTTGCAACCGCACAGGACGCAGGTTTCGATTCAGTTGAGGACTATGAGACCGCACTTGAGGCTGTGAAGCAGCAAAGAACCACACGTACTACAGGCATGGAGTCTGTAGCCCAAGGTGTTGCTTCTGGCAGCGGTGATCCATCCGGAGGACTGGAACCCACCCGATACGAGAAGGGCAAAAACGCCTTTGAGGAGGCTCAGAAAGCAGGTCGTACAACCGACGTTGCTATGGCCGCATCAGTTGATGCCATTCTCGCCGATCAGTTCACAGGAGGCGAAGAAGCCTAATGAGAACGTGCCAGCATTGTGGACACCAACGGCGTAAGCCGACTAATACGTGTACACGGTGCGGGCGGTTTGATCGGGAAGTTCTAGAGTCGATCCAGATATCCCCTAGTGCCACTCCGACCTCACGAAATTCCATCCCACCTAGAACGCCGAATAACTCCTTTGAGAAAGGCACCCGTCATGATGAGAGAGGCCTAGCCTATCTCGACCATAACGGTCAGCCCCTCAAGATGAAGGAGCCATTCGATAAGCGTAAGTATGGCGGGAGGGAATCAATTCAGGTAAATTCAGGAGGAAATAGCTGATGGCTACCCAAACGGGTCGTAGGGGAACCTACGAATCGACAGTTGGCGTTAAGCTCGATGTCGAAGATGCCATTTATATGATCTCACCCTTCGAGGTTCCCTTTCTAGGGACCTATGGGGCAGATCGTGGCTCTGTTCTTGGTAAGGACTCCACCACCTCGGTCAAGGTCGAGTGGTTGGAGGACGAACTGGTTCCTGGCTCGGATACTCTCAGTGGTGCAGCCGTTACAGCGGCTACATTCATCACTGTGGATAACCGCGATTTCTTCAAGGCTAACGACCTCATCAGGGTTAACGATGAGTACATGAGGGTGATAAACCCCGTAGGTACCACCGCTGACACGATGACGGTTGAGAGGTCTTGGGGAACGCCAGTAGCCGTCCAACATGCGGATGCTTCCACTGTTCTGATCCTGGGCACCCTGCCACAAGAAGGTGACGACCCGGTCTCGGGTATCAACTTCAACCGTGTGCAGCCGTACAACGTGACCCAGATTTATCAGGACGAAGTGGAAATCACCCGTACTGAGGAGAAAGAGGCCAAGTACGGAGTTAGGAGTGAGGCAAGCTATCAGATTGGTAAGAGGCTCAAAGAAGCCGCTATCAAGCTGGAGCGGAACCTCATTCTTGGCACCAGAAACCAGGACACCGGCAACCGCAGGCGTTCACATGGTGGTTTGGACTACTACATTTCCACAGGTACCGATGCTGCTACTACCGATCTAACAGAGGCGGCGCTGCTAGACCAGCTCCAAAACTCGTTTGATCGAGGTGGCATGATCGACCTGCTGGCAGTGGGTGGAACTCAGAAACGACATATCTCGGCGTGGAATAGCACCGACATTCGTTTCAGCCGCGATGAGAACATTCGTGGTGCAGTGGTTGACTGGTTCGACTCGGACTTCGGCAGAATCTATATGGTCCTGAATCGCTGGGTACCCACCCGGTTCGCCTTCGGTCTGGAGAAGCAATACATCGACCTAGTTTGGTTTGACCCATTCTTCGTGGAGATGCTCGCCAAGACTGGTGATAGGCAACAGTGGGAACTCATCGGTGAAATGACCATGAGGGTTCGCAACGAGAAGGCCCATTTCAAGTTCACGGCTCTACAGGCCTAGAACCTAGAGATGTAGACTGAGGGGGCGGGTATATGCTCGCCCCCTTAGTAATGGAGGAACAGTGACAAAGGCAGAATTCAAGGCTCTTAACAAGCCCAAGATGTTGGAGCTCCTTCAAGGGTTATTCGATGATCCTGACGATGAGTTTTCTGATATGAGCAAGGCCCAACTGACTCAGTTCGGGCTAAACAACTTCGAGGTGATTGCACCACCCGCCGACCCTGAACCAGAACCCGCACCAGAGGAGGAAGCAGCCCCTTCTGTGGTCAGTATGTCTACGGATCTGTATTCAGGCAAACCAAGAAGGCCTGTAGGAGCACGCAGCACAGACCTTGCCTAAAAGCACCATAGCTATAGGGTACGTTCACCCGGAGAAGGTGAGCGCCTTCTTTATGTCCTCGTTGGTCAGGCTTCTACGGCTAGAGGGCCATAGAATTGAGGGGGTGATAGCCATACACTCAGGGCCTAAGGTGGATGACGCCCGCAATCAGTTGTTCAAGGAATGGCTACGAAAAACTAATGCCAATAGGTTGCTCATGGTAGACACGGATATGATTCTGCCAGAGAACACCATTAAGAGGCTTATAGGTCATAACAAGGACATTGTGGGTGGTCTGTGTTTCTCAGGTGGATGGAGCGGTACAGTTAAGCCCGTGATCCACAGGGTAGAACCAGACGAGAACGGTCAGGCTAGACTAACCGTAGTCTACGACTACCCGCCAGACACTTTGATGGAAGTTGATGGTACCGGTGGAGCTTGCATGATGATAAGCCGTCGCTGTGCTGAGGACGTCTGGAGAGCTAGGGGTGAAGATCACCAGATGCCTTGGTTTGCCTACAGTATGCACAACGGGCTAAGGATTGGTGAAGACATTGCCTTCTGTCTCACAGCACAAAAGGTAGGTTACAAGACCTATGTAGACACAGGCCTCGAGATACCTCATGTAAAACCAACAACCTTAGGGGAAGTGGATTATGTCCGTTCTTTGCTGAACGAGAATCATCCCCACTACAATCAGAGGGATACGGTCCCAATTTACCGGGAGCTACTAGATGGTGACGCTAGCCTCGACAGTGATAGACAGAGCCCTGAAGGGGATCAGACTCTACGATCAGCCTGACGTCCTTGATGCCAACATAACCACCGCGGGTCAAACCACCATCACCTACTTAGGTGTTCTCTCTGGGTGGGGTGTAACTACCGTTGCCGAAATAAACAACGAACTCATGTTGGTCACCTCTGTGGACTACGGTAACAAGATCGCCACTGTAGTTAGAGGGTGGCTGGGCACTACAGCGCAGGCTTCAGTGACCGCAGGTGCACCGATCTATCTGAACCCACGACTCATGAGGTCAGACTTCTTGGCCCTTATCAATGAGTGCCTAGACGATCTGATGGGCCATGATCTCTACGCCACAGATGTCGCCAGCTTTGTTTACGATCCCATATCCATAGGGTACAACCTAGATTCCTCATTGTCTAAGGTACTTCGAGTGGATGCACAGACCGATGCACAAGCTGGTCTGTGGGAGCCTATCTATGATTGGCACGTTCAGGACAATGCTGATACCACAGAGTTTGCATCGAGTAAGGCCTTGATGTTGAGAGCCAGTTTACCCTTCGGCGCAAAGGTACGGGTGGTATATTCCAAGCCGTTCACCTCCTTAGCTGATGATACTGAGGATCTAGAAGCAAATGCAGGCATGCAGGATTACATGACCGACCTGGTTTACTACTACATCATGCGGAACTTGATGGTGGATGAGGAACGTAGACGTAGCCAGATGGAATCCGCCCAGAACCACCAGAGGTCTCAAGACTCACCTCCTTTCCTTTCATTAAGAACAGGCGAATGGTATGGGGCCCGTTATCTAGATAAGATTCGTACGGCTAGGGCTAGACTTCGTAAGGAGACGGCTGTACCGATGGGTGCAGGCTATGGTAGCTAGGAAATACTCCAACATTGCCGTAGCTACTACCTTAGCATCAGGAATAACAGGCGGGGCCTCCAGCCTTACAGTTGTAGATGCCTCCGGCTATCCTTCAGTTCCATTCGCCATACTAATAGATGAGGATACGGTCAACGAGGAACTCTGTATCGTCAATGCCAAATCCGGGGCGGTGTTCTCTAGCCTTACTAGAGGCTTTGGTGGTACTTCTGCGGTGGCTCACAATGGCGGTGTCTCAGTAAAGCTGGTCTCTGTTGCAGAGGATCATGCTCTGATCTGGAACCATGTTCATACAGGGGCAGGTGGAGACGACACAACACCCTTATCTCACCTAGATTTAACCAACGTGGGTACAGACGATCACCATGCCGAGGCTCATACAGTGGCTAGTCACTCGGACACCGCTGCTACTGGTGCCCAACTAACCGAGTTGACTGACGGATCACAGACTACCTTGCACTCTCATGCTGGTGTAGGTCATACGCATGTAGAGGCAGATGTCACTGACTTGGCTCATAGTGACCCTGATGCCATTCACGACAATGTAGCCGGTGAAATTAACGCCATTACTTCTAAAGGTGCCTTAGTAGATGGTGACATTTTCCTGATAGAAGATTCGGCGGCTAGTAATGCCAAGAAGAAAGTAGCGGCCAGTGTCATAGATGATTACATCACGGCCTCTGCTGAGAGTACACCCACAGGTGTTATCTCCGGATATGGTGGGTCATCAGCACCCTCAGGTTGGTTGCTTTGTGATGGTGCAGAGATAAGCCGTGCCACCTTTGCAGCCCTCTTCGCCGTTATAGGTACTACCTTCGGAGTCGGGGATGGTAGCACGACGTTTGATCTACCAGACCTTAAACAGAGATTCCCCATAGGTAAGGCAGATGCTGGAGTAGCCTCAGTATTAGGTGAAACAGGGGGTGCCGTAAGTCATACTCACACCGGACCAAATCATCAGCATACAGGACCTAGCCATACTCACACTGGGCCGAGTCATACTCACACCATGGGGACTCACACTCATACAGGGCCCTCTCACACTCACACCGTAGACCCGCCTAGCACCGCTTCTGATTCGCAAGGTTCTCACACCCATACGATGGGAACCCATACCCACTTTGTATCTGACACCACCAGTGGGCCGTCTAGCACCACTAGTGTTGATTCAGGTATATTCACCGCTGCGGCCCCCGCACATACTCACTCCACATCAGACACCTCCTCTGCTGTAGACCCCGGTGACACCAACTCAGGTGGAGCCCATACACACACTACCAACATCGGTGCTTTCTTCTCGGCTTCAGATGGCACTGGTAATACGGGTGCTACTGACCCAGGTGATACCAATGCTAGTGGCACAGGGGCTACAGGGGCAGATGGCACCGGCCTCACAGGACTAGCAGGAACAGGGGCCACTGGTTCTAACAATCCCCCTTACCTGACCATCAACTTCATCATCAAGACTTAGGAGCAGCCATGAGTGAGATGACCGTAACCCAACACAACGAACAACTAATCCTACAAAAGCAACACCTTCTTAGGCAGATGGAACAAGAGCGAAATAGTATGGGCATTATTCTGGCCGCTATGATGAGGCAGATGAAGCGCAAGAGGGCTGTGGTTCTTCCGCCCGAGCTCCTTACGGTTCCTGGTGTTCAGGTTGATTACCTAGAGGACGGTAGTGTTCGTGTAGACTTCATAAAGCCGAACCCTAACGGACATAAGGATCTAGTAGATGACCAATCTACCGAGCCCATTACCTGAGGATTTAACCAAAGCGGTTGGCTTAGCTTCTGCCGATGAGGTGGGGGCTGTTTGGGATTTAGGTATAGATGATCTTGGGTACATGCTTTCCACTCTGGATCAAGAGTCACCCTTTGAGTACCGTAGCTATGAAGTCCAATCGATCCCGCCCCTGAAGAACCAGATTGATGACCAACGAGAGCCGGGAGAGCAGACCCTATCAGCATGGTGGGCCCGAGCCCAGCACACCTGGCATGAGGGTGCGGGGCAAGATGTTTTCGATGGGGCCACTTCAACTCGATACAGATTCCAAGCCTCGAAGGGGATGGACCCCTGGACAGAAGGTCAACTGACCTTACTGAAAGAAACGGCTGAGCTCCGCAACGATGCTGTGGATGACCATCACCTGCTTTCCACCGATGTGGCTCTGATCTATACCTATGGCGGCAACATCAAGAAAGATCCAGACCCTGATGCAGGTGCAGAAGGTGGCGAGGCTACGGTCACTACCCACAATGGTACTCCCATCAACTCTATAACCTCCGATGGCACCGTTGTGTATGCAGCTTTCTCAGGCGGGTCTCTAGGTATCAAGTCAATGGACATAACAGCCTTTAGCTCTTGGTCCAATGTTAATGACCACGATGATGTGGACGTGATTGCCTTTGTTAAAGGTAGACTCATGGGGGCTAAGGCTAATCAGGTTTTTGAGTATGACCTAGCCGCAGGTACAGCTATCCCTGAACCGTTCTATACAGACATATCCACAGGGTTCACGTTCTCTGCCATAACAGAATCAGGGCCAGCTATCTACTTCTCTGGGAATGCCGGAGACAGAGCGGAGATATTCGCTGCGAGACTAACTGCACAGGACATACCGTATGCGTCAGTGGCAACTGTAGGCGCCATGCGAAGCGTTTGGCAAGCCCCTGAAGGGGAGACGATATACGCAATCAAGGGGTACATCGGCCAACAAATCCTGATAGGTACCTCAAGGGGAGTTCGTATTGGGGCAATAGTCACGGATGAAGGAGACTTAAGTGTGTCGGCTCTCATCGTAGAGACCGACTACCCCGTCCGTAACTTTGAACCACAGCAAGAGTTTGCTTGGTTTACCTGGTCCAACTACGACGCCTCAAGTTCAGGGCTCGGCAGAATTCACCTAGGAGATTTGGTATATGCCAGTGATCTTATGTGGGATACACCTTCCACCATCATGGAGTGTGTCCAGTATCTAGGACGTATGTATTTCGTGGCTGATGAGGGTGCTACTAGCCGCATCATTAAGGAGCACGCTGATAACCTCGTAGCCACTGCCACCCTAGATATTGGTGACATTCGATACGGTACCACTGAACGAAAGACCATTAGGTACTTCGACATTCTCACCGCAGACTATGGGAAGTGGTCCTTGCATATGTCGGTGAACGGGGCCGCCGTTGCTCCCTTCACTACGGATAACCCTGTGGGTGGGTATCAAGAGGAAGTCATTGATCTTGAAGGCACGAGGTTCTCCACTCGCATCACCTTGAAACGTGATGATATAGATGCCACGTTAGGACCTCGTTTGTTTGAGTGGCGATTGCGAGCGGAGGCTCGTACCACAGGAAGATTTAGATATCTGGTACCCGTGATGGTGTACGACTTCATGACTAACCAGACAGGTAGAGAGGTAGGGTATGTAGGTCTAGCACTGGACTTGCTTAACCATCTCAAAGCCATATACAATACAGATACCGACATAAACTTCGCCGCACTGGAATCAGGAGTCCCTGGTGCTGGGCTGGTCTTCACTGTTAAGATGGAAGATATGAGGTTTAAGTCATTTGCCCCACCCAAAGGCGGTAGGGGGTTTGGCGGTATTGCTCTGGTAGTTTTGAGAGAGGTACGGTAGTGAGTGAAGATGGTTTCTCTTTCCGAGAGATATTGGTCGAAGTTAGGGACAAGGTGGATGCACTAGACAGTAGGTTTGACCACCTTGAGAATAATGTGGTTCTAAAGACCGAGTTAGAAATGTGGAAGAAAACTCAGGTCAATACCAGGCGATGGGCCATTACCACTATTCTCTCCTTATTGGTAATAGGTGTAATGATCTTAGGCATCGTCTACAACAACCCGATAGGAGGATAACATGAGACAATTTCAGGCCGTTATGGCGTACATCGGAAAGGCGGCAAAGGCATTCGCCTCAGGGATTGCGGCTGGGCTTGCTTATCTGATAGGTGTATGGGGAGAGCAAGCCACTGTTTCTGATGCCTTCTCCAGTCTTACTGCCCAACAGTGGGGTCTACTGGCACTCACAGTTCTCGGTGGTTGGGGTGTTACCTATAGGACTAAGAACGGATGAGTGGATTTACCTTTGCTTGGGTAATGTGGTTGGTCATGTTCGCTGTGATCGAAGGTGTAGCTATCTTCCGCAAAGAACGTGGCGACACGTTGTCCGAGCATATCTGGAAGTGGTTCCAAATCAGAGAGTCTAAGGACTGGAACTTTCGTAGGGCTGCTCTTGCCATCTTTCTAGTATGGCTACTAGTTCACATGGTGTCAGGGATTTAAGACTTCCGCATTGTGTGAGGCGTCCCTAGCATTACATACCTAGCATCGGCCTGCGACTGAGTAATAGCAGAGCGGTGTTCCTTAGCTGCCTTATCTCTGGACAGCATCGCTGACTTGGTGCGAGGTCCAGGCACCCCGTCTACCACTAGGGACTTACCCTCAAAGTCACGGAACCCCGCTTCATTCAGGTTATCCTGCTCGTCCATAATGAATTGCTCGAACATTTCCTCATCTCCAGGTTGTATTACGGTTGTATCGCCAATATCCCATAGCCCAGTGTTCTCACCTATTGCGGTTGATACCACAGAAACGTGCATGTGGCTAGTGTGCGGGTTAGACCCAGTGTAGGGTCGCCAAGTGTATGGTTTGTAGCTACCTTTGGGATAACTGGAAAACATCTTTGGTTTGTTGGAGCTCGCCTCGTCCCACAGATGAATGACGTACTTAATGCGAGGATCCTTTGACTTGCGTAGAGCCTCTGCTACGGGGCCCATATCACCGTGAAGATCATCGTCGGTGATGTCGATGGCTCTGACTATACCAGCCCCTGTGGTTGGTTTGACCGTGTGATCGCTGGTTGGGTTGTTCTCATCATGACCCCTACTAGCTACCGTACCATCTGATCTTGTCGATCGACGGGGGAAAGCTGCGGTGATCTGTTGACCTAGGGTTTTGATAGAGCCGGCTACCCTGAAAGGTTGACCGTCCCATGCTGTGCCTGAATATCTAAAGCTAGCCATCGTTTGTTCCTATCTCGTAGATTACTCGCACGGCATCCAGATCAGAGGAGATTACAGCTACTACCCCACCTGCATCTTGAATCTTGGACATTATATAAGCCTGTCTAGATGATACGGTCTGCTCGAGGCCTGGCAATTTGACTTCCAACCCTACAAAGTGCCCGGCGAATACACCAACGATGTCTGGTACTCCGGCGACTTGATAAGCAGACCCATGAACCTTCATCCACCAACCTCCTTGCTTCCGTAGGGATTGAAGGATTTTGTTTACTAGGCGAGTCTCTGGTTTCTGTCCCATGGATCAAAAAGAGGGAGGGAGCCCGATGGACTCCCCCGCTCCTAGCAGCATGCCAATACCGCAATCAGCAGCAACGCACGGCAATACTATAGCTCATCCTCATCGAGGTCGATTTCATCATCGTCCTCTTCCTCATCTTCAAGGTCGTCATCTTCTTCCTCGACCTCATCTTCATCATCCATCTGGGATGGGTTGAAGACGTCCACAATCTCGGAGCGAATTTTACCTTCGTTGTCCTCGCCATCTGCTACTTCGATGGCAACAGAACGACCAACCAACTTGTCAAGAGGTATCTTGACCATGCGGTCAGGAATCTTGACAATGGGGTCAATTGCTTGCAAGAAGCCTCGGAAGGACCACAGAGAGTTCTCGGCTGTTTCACCATCTTTGGTGATTAGGACATTGTTGTACCAGAACCTGGCACCCTTGCCCTTGCCTGCGTCGGTCACTTCCACGACCCACTCAACTCCTCGAGAACCAGTCCCGAACTTCTTGCCTGAAGCACTTACAATTTTGGCATTGTATGAGCCCTCAGGGATAACGGTCTTGCGCCGACGCTCGCTGGCAGATACACCAGTCAGGTCAACTTCGACCGCACTCTTTGTTACTTTTGCCACTACTTTACCTCCTTGGTGGCGTTGATTCTCCGTACTAATTTAGGTACGGTGACATTGTATGACCGAGAGGGGAAGGTCTTGGAACTATGAATGTCCTCTCTTACCCCTACAGGCCACTCGGCATGCTTGAATACCATGCCGTACTTCAATACTGTTTGGTCGATGTCTCCCGAGTCGTCCTCCTCTATGATGGTGCGGGCAATAATGCTCGGCTGTGCCAGAATTGTTGATCGAACGGATGGAGTTAGATCGGGCACGAAATCCGACCCCGCTTTTATTGCCTGCTCCTCGCCCAGTGATCGCTCCTGAGCGGTGTAGATGAGATGGAGACCTCGCTCTGAGCAGACGGATGCTAGATCCTCCATGTATTCATTCATCATGGAACCTACTCGACCCCATGTTCTTTGGTCTGTAGTCCCCTTCGGTCTGAACTCGTCACGGATTTCTTCATCCTTGTTAATGTGACGGACAGCCATACGCAGCAAGGCTGTGGTTGTATCTACGCCCACTGTCTTCCTGTCATGGTCTGCATACCTGAGGTAGTACAGAAAGTCGGCAGCGTGCTTCCATCTAGCGGTGACGTAGTGACCACGCTCATCCACAGGGAAGACTTGAACATCGGGGTAGTGCCTGATTGTCTCGGTGCCATCTTCGCAGGCGAACACAATAGGTTTGGGACCCGAACCGATGAGGGCTGTCTTGCCTGATTTCTGACGACCCCATACCAGCATGTTCAGGTACCTCTGGATATCTGAAGCGGGTTTGATGAATGCCTCAATGCTGGCTAACTTCTGGATGCGTTTGGTGTTGGCTTTCATGGGCTTGTTAATTGTCGCCACGTCCTAGCCCCCTTCCTCTTACATAGTCACTAGGCTGGTACTTACTTCTCCTCATGAACTTGCTGTCCTGACCCATGAGTTCTAGTAGGCACAAGTCGTGGTAGTCACAGTCCCATCCACAAGAGGGGATCATGGTTCTGACCCAAGGGTCTACGTCCCCCTCCTCGTGGAGCTCGTGCCAGTTTTCTATCTCCTGAGCTGTGATGCCGAACTCAATAACCTGTCGGTCGATGAGTGCCTGGTCCTTGATGATCTTGGACCGCTTGAAGTAATTGTTTTGTAGGCGTAGGTTCTTGAGTCTCTCCCGCCAATCATCAGGCAGATTTCTCACGGCTGACACATCGTAATACTCCAAGAGGAACTTAGCCATCGTTGGGTAGTCGGTGTCGATTCGCCTCTTACTTATCGAACCATCCTTGTTAATGCTGGGCAAGGTGGGTGACTTGCGCCGTATGTAGTTGAAGATAAAGCCTTTGATGTCTAAGTCCATACCCTCACGGAGAGCCCAAGGATATAGCGTGGACTGTAGGTCCTCTAATCGCCACTCCCCAGAGGGTATGGACTTAACGGTCTTGTGATCTACCACCCATATGTCTCGGGCGGGGGTCGAGTTGTCCCTGACAATCAGGTCAGGTATGAAGGTGAACTGATCCCCCTCCTCGAACTCCACATTGAACTGCTCCTCAACGTACAGAACCTCCCAGTCTGCTTCCTCTTTGCGATAGTGCCAGAGGTATGCTTCCATCATGCGCTCAGCCATGCCCGCTAAGTCACCGTAAAACTCTCGCTCTTCCAGGAACAGGTTGTTGAATTTCTTTACCTGTCTAGCCTGTGCCTTTCGCCAGTCTTCCCCGTTATAGTGGGCGGCCATCAACTCATGGAACCAAGAGCCCAGCTTTAACTTCTCGTCTGGTAGTCGGGGCTCCAGTTTCTCTACGATGGAGTAGAAATACTGGCGTTTGCACCTGCGGAATTTCTTGACCGCAGAGTGGGAAATCTTTAGTGGCACGTTGCTCCTTGGTGATGCGCTGCAAACTCATTGTAATATACCGGGACAGTTTCTCAAACCTCGACAGAATCTTCGGACCAGTGGTCACCTACCTTTACATCGGCTACGATAGGCACGGTCAATATGCAATCAAAGAGCCGTTCCAGTGGTACGTTCTCCATGGTGTCTCTTATAACCGGCACCCATTTATCAACCTTGTCCTCCCGTATCTCAAACAAGATGGAGTCATGAACGGTGGAGATTAACTTTGCCTCAGTTTCAGGGAGCCGCTTCTCCAGTTGTATCATGGCGAGGAGCATCATATCTGATGCCAGACTCTGGACAGGACTGTTGATGGCCTGCCTCTCTGCTTCGGCCCTGATCCCCTCATTAGTGCTGTGGATATCATGAAGCCTGCGCTTCCGCCCGATGGATGACATCACATAGCCATTCTTCTTGGCCTTGTTTCTCTGACGGTTATGCCAGCCCTGTAACGAGCGGAATGTCTGGAAAAACTCTTTGCGGTATTTCTGTGCCTCTGCATCGGTGACGTCCAGTTCGTAGTTCTCCTTGGCGTACTCGGTGAAGTGTTTCCAGCCCATACCATAGAGGAAGCCGAAGTTCACAGCCTTAGCTTGCTTGCGTTCCTCTGCGGTTATCTCTTCCTCAGGCTTACCCAGCACAGACATGGCGGTCTCCATGTGGACATCACGACCTGTGTTGAAGATCCTAAGCAGGGTACTGTCCTGTGAGTAGTGAGCGGCCAGTCTCATCTCTGCCTGTGAGTAGTCAGCCTCGACTATCTTCCAGCCCGGTACCCCACCGATGATGCCACGGATAAAGACGTTACGGGGCACCTGTTGGAGGTTTGGGTTCTCGGAAGACAGACGCCCCGTAACAGTATGGTATGGTTTAAAGTGGGTATGCAGCCGTCCACCTGAGTCAGCGAGACTAGGCCAAGGTGTTAGATAACGGCTGCTATACCCACGCCATTGACGATAGGCTAGAATGTCATCTAATATGCCTGTATCGTCTAAGGTTTTAAGACGGATGAGAACACCCTCTCTGGTGCTAGGTTTCCCGGTGGCGGTTCTCTCTACCACAGGAAGACCAAGTCTGTCAAACAGAATATTGGCAAGTTGCTGAGTGGATCCGATGTTGAATTCCCAGCCTGCTTTTTCCCAGACCTGTTCCTGAAACTTTGTGGCTCTCTGCTCACACTCAACTACTCGTTCCTCAAGCCTAGGCATATCTAATGGCACGCCTCGGAGCTCCATCTCAGTTAAGGTAACGTCTGCGGGGTGAAGCAATCGCTTGTAGAGCCGATGACTAAGCGGGTCAGCCTTTAAGATTCGTTCGGTGAGGGCTTTGAGTCTGAAGGTGTAGTCAGAATCCATGCCCCCGTACTCAGCCAGAGTTTGTAGATCGGCATTGTATATGTCGGTCTTGTCTACCATCTCTTTGTACTCAGGTGCACCCAGGTGTACCATCGCTAGGTACCCTAGACTCTTGAGGTTGTTCTCGTCCTGAGCATATGTGGCACCCATAGTGTCATAGCTGTGGCGAACATGAATCCCGATCATTTCAAGGCACTTGGAGTCATACTTACCGTTGTGCATGATCCATCGAGGAACTTCTTCCATGTATGGCTTGATGATATCCCTGACCTGAGTCCAGTCTTTCCACCTTGCTTGGCTGTGGTCAAGAGCTAGGACATACGAGTAGCCCGGACGGAATGAGAGGTTGATCGTGCTGACCTTGAAGTCATCTGCCCACCAGGCAAGACCACCACCCTTGAATCTACCAACCTTAGGATGACTCGACCATGTCTCGACGTCCACAGAGACTAACTGTGGTTCCTTCCGGAACTCGTCTAGTAGCTGGCTTAGAGACTCCTTATCATTGACTAAGGTGGTGCTGGTCTCTGGAATTCCTTCTTCATTCCTCAGCAACCTGCTGAAGATTAGCAGGGCTTGATGGAAGGGTTGCTTGTATCGGGGGTTCCTTAGTACCGCAGCGGGATGGAAGGCGAACACCCACTTGGTGCCGTACTTCTCCTCAATCGTACCATTAAGGGCGGTTATTCCTTTTCGCCCGAGGATCGCTTGACAGCCTCCATTGCCCAAGACAAGACCGAATTGGGGTCGGATAGCTTCGATTTCTCTGGATAGGTATGTACCTGAGCAGGTTCTGATTTCGGCAGCAGTTGGGGTTCGGTTATCGTCGGGTCGGCACTTGACACCGTTGGTGACAAAAAACCAATCCCGCTTGAGGCCCACTTCTTCAAGAGTTTGGTCGAGTAACTTTCCTGCACGCCCTGAGAATAGTCTGCCTGTGGTTTCCTCATTATAACCTGGGGCCTCACCTATGATGAACGGACGTATCTGGGATCCCGATACTCTCAGACCTTTGGTCGGGCTGTTGACTGGGATGCAGACTCGTTCCGTCTCCTGATGCAGCTTGCACTTCTGGCATGAAGGGTCCGTAAGGGCCTGTAATTCTGATGCCAGCTTGTGCAAGTTCACCGATGCCTCTGGCGTCTCGGTAGTCATGCTCATAAATCACCTCCTCAATCCCGGCATTAATAACGAGCCGGGCGCAGGTCAAGCATGGGGAGTGAGTCAGGTAGAGCGAAGCCCCGTCTGTGGACACTCCGTGCTTGGCTGCAAAAGCTATGGTGTTTGCCTCGGCGTGAACTGCCCGCTCGCAAGGGCGATCATCGTCAGGCTGATGGAAACAGTGAGGCATGCCACTGGCAGCCCCGTTGTAACCTACCGAGATAATTCTCCTGGCATATACCAACACGGCCCCAACTTGTAGCCTCTCACAGGTGCTTGACTCGGCAACTACTTGAGCTATACGGATAAACTGTTGGTCAGAAAGCACTAGACAACCTCCTATTCATTTCGGTCTTGTATTCCCTCTCCAATCGGCCTTGCTCATCGGCAAACACATGAAGGTTGGCAATGTGCATGTGAAGGGTGCTAGGTATATAAGGCTCTGCATCTAGGTATTGGTCATTCATCTTATCCACTACCCACTGAAGCAAACGACCCGCCATGAACACATCGTCGGCTAGGTACCTAAAGAAGTCACAGGATCGCATGAAGTAGGTCATTGATACCCGGTTGCCTGTAATCACCTGAAAGTGGTAACCAAGAGTGCATGGCACTCGCTGACCTCTCTCTGCGGCAGCTAAATCCTCTGGAAACCAGATCGGCAAATAAGCCTGACGAGTCATAGGTCTATCTCTTAGGAGTTGAACCAGATCATTCAAGTCACCGTATTCAAACCTAATACCCCATCTAGGTATATCGGAATCGTCTACAGCGGGCCAGAATCTCTCCATGTAGGTATGACTGAAAGTACCGACCTCTTTGTGCTCCTCGACACCTTGCTCGTACCACGGCCAGTTCTTGTACTGTTCGCCGGGGTTCAGAGGCTTGCCACCCACCCTCTCTTGGAAATGATCCTCAGCCCACGGGAGATTGGGGTCGATCATCTCGGCCCAACCTTCTCTACTCTCAGGTACAGGCACAGAGAAGTTGGAGTTGTGGATTTCCGTGACCCTGACTTGTGGTCTGTTGTTCAAGGATTGCCATTCACCCCTGTCTAGTGTGGTGCTCTCATTCAAGAGGGCAAACCTCATTTGTTGCAGAACACCTGAAAAAGGCTCAAGGGGCATACGCTTCTCCTAGTTTCTCGAAGGTCAATTCACTGGTGTGTACAGAGGGGACGAGAATGCCATTCTGATACTCCTCATACCTCTTACGGATACGACGGAAGGGGCCATAGATTTCTTCGGCTACTGTCTTGCCTGACTCCTCGAATTCCAGCACCTTCCACCACCAACGTGAGATGGACTTCCATGTGGGGTAGGTCTCTGCATATTCCTCTAACTTATCTCGGTCAGAGAGTACCTTCATTAGATCAGGCTGGGTATACAGGTAGGGCAAACACTTGAAGGAATGGAGCTGGGTAACGTCAAGATGCCACTGCACTCGTATGAGGCTCGGATCAGGGGAGATTTCTCTTGCCAGTACATGTACAAGCCCCATATCCATGCCAAGCATATATCCGTTGTAAGAGACCCTACTATGGATAGTAAGAGTGGGTCGGACACTAGAACTTGGTGAACCTCGAAACGTTGCTGCCATAAGACAGTTTCCCCATTTGTGGCGGCGGAGGTCACCTCTACGCTCAACCGGACGGAAAGGCATGTTCGTGATGACACCTTTACCTCCTTTGTTTTTATCCGTGAATATCTCACGGGCGTTCTGGACAAATAGAGTCAAGTCCACAGGGTCTATGTACTCTCGGATTAGTCTAGTCCAACGAGCTTTATTAAGCCATAACTCCCGGAAATTGAAGTCATAGTCCGCTGACTCCACTTCGAGGATGACGTTGTATAGATTGGTACCTATACCTAGGTAAAGGTCAACTTCCTCTTTGTAAAGGTGCCAACGGACTACGTCGTGCCAGAGTTGAGTGAGGTCGGGAGCTCTTAGTACCTTGAAAGTCACCCGGTCTCCGGTTCTTTGTTCCAGTCACGTTTGCTTACCTCTTCCCATGCTCGGCTTACTTCCCAAGCTAGGTTGAAATCATTGGTATTGCAGTAACTGGCAAGGTAGATCACGATATCCCCAATTGCATCACCAGCCTTATCTTGGTACTCGTCATCAGTCATACCACGAATACCTTGCTGGTGCTTTAGGTGGGCGTGCGCTAACTCACCCACTTCCTCCGCAAGCCCCAGCAAGGCATCGTGGGGCTGCTGATCTGGAAAATTGTATGAGAGCCATCTTTTGTGGGCCCTCTGTAGTTCGGACAAAAGCATTAGTAATCCATGATCCTTTCATATACCACAAGATAACCGTGCATATCTATAAGGTTGTCTTCCTTGTGACGAGTCAGTTCCCGACCCATCTTGAATAACACCATCATAAGAGCTACGTCCTCAGCGCCGATAGGTAAATCAAGGTAAGCAGACCAAAGCTGGGCTGTTTTCTCGGTAGAAGGACCATAGGCGTTATTTCTAGCCTCTGTGACCTTGATAGCCTGCTCTACGGCAGTGGGTTTTCGCTGACTCATAAAGTGATTGTAATATACCCCAGCTTTCGAGCGCAACCTCATTTACCGAACAGGACGGCAGGGTTGTCCATCACCATTCGCTCGATGTCCTTCTTCTGTCTGAGGGCGTCCAGGATAAGAGAATCGACCGAGTTTCTGACCTGAAGGTGGTAGAAGGTGACGGGTCTGGATTGCCCGACTCGATCAAGTCTACCTCTAGCTTGGTTCCAGTGGATGAGGGAGTAATCCGTACTGTAAAAGATTCCGTATGAACAGGCGTGTTGTATGCCATCTAATGCCTCCGCTGCTGCAACTTGTATTACCAGGGCTTGTGAAGGTCGTTGAAACGCCTTAATTGCCGTTGCTCTTTGGCTGCTTGATACGCCTCCTCGTATTTGATGAGGTATATAGAACTTGGAAGCGGCGACGGATATCGCATCCATTTCCGCAAGAAACCGTGCAAATATAACCACGTTTTGACCCGCTGAGGCCAGATCCTCAAGTAGATCGGTAAGTATTCGTATTTTCTCGGTCTGGAGCTCAACGACATCTCCTTGGTCGTCATGTACCCATCCTCCTGTCATTTGTTGTAGGCGTAGTAGTTTGGTAAGTGGTATAGGGGCTTCAATCATGTGGCGCTTATGAACCACCACCCCATCTTTGGCAAATATGTCATAGACCCGGCGAGCGGTGCGATTCAATTCCACAGGAACAACAGTATCGGTGACTTTAGGCATATCGTGTATGTCCTCTTTGCGAGCCGACCTGATCTGTGGTGTATATCTCGCCTCAAGATCATCGAGGTTCAAGTAACCTTTCAACTCGTACCCTGTGCGTCCTCCCCATATGGCATAATTGCCCTTGAACTCAGTCCACGACATATTTCCCGTCCTAGTCCAGTTAGCTTTCCATACTCGAGGATCTAAGGCTTTCAACTGGGAGTATATGTCTAGGTGATTCTTCCCGATAGGGGTGCCAGTGAGTAGTAGGACGTAAGAGGAGCGCCCACAGATGTAGTGGGATGCCTTACTTTGCTTGGCTGTAGCGTTCTTAACGTGGTGGGACTCGTCTAGGATCACAATCTCTGGATTGAACTCCTCGATAGCCTTCATGATGTCCCACTTTTTGTCCCGCTTTATGACGGCCGAGTAGTTGAGAATCAGGATGGTTAGCTCGGAATCCCCAGGGGTCCATGATCGTATCTGTTCTGCCTTATTTGCAATCGTTCCACTAGGGATGAGAACTGTGTAGGTGATGTCGGGGTGTACATGAATATCGGCCTGAGCATCCCACACCTGGATTGCGTTAATTGGGCAGAGTACGAGAACACGCCTTTGTTGGCGGTGCAGAAAGAGAGTGGATATGAAGTCATAGCCAGCTTTAGTCTTCCCTGTGCCGGGGTCCCAGAATAGTGCACCACCTTTATCTCCTATATCTAAGCCGTCGTTGTCGGTCTTCCTCCACAGCCATACTAACCCCTTGCGTTGGTGTGCAAATGGCTTTACTGCTGGCTTGTACTTCACCCTTCTCGGCTCTTCCAAGCATTGAGTACCTCATTAGACACTACCACTCGGATTGTGCCATCTTCACCCTCATAGAGTTGCCAAGGGTCAGGGTATCTCTTAGCTATGGCAACGATGTCCTGAGTACGCTGGTCTAGCTCATTGACATTGAGGGCCTGGGTATCACCGTTGATGTCACGGTACATTACCGTAGTGCGAGGAGAGGGGGGTGTCTCCGCACTAGAATCACCCTCCTCTACCACGCTATCCCATTCTAATGCTGCCTCATTTGTCTCGGACCTGACCCCTCTAATTAGATCCTCATTATCTATCTGAGGTGTAGTCACGATGGCAAGTATCTGCTGGACCATTTTTCTAGTCCGTACTAGCTCTTCCATTATGGTTTCATATTGCGTTGGCATTGCCGAATCTCCTTTTCAGGTGGTCTGGACTCCAGAGGATAGGGTTACACCTAGCCACATGAAAGTCCTTTTCTCTTGTGTGGCAGAACTCACACCATCTCTGGTCTAGGTAAGGTACGAAGTGGAAGTCTCTGAAGGCTCGACAATAAGGGCACCACCAGTACCCGTTCTCGTTGGCCTGCAATAACTTCTCGTCCGATACCTTTGAGTAAGGTGGACCGTAACCCACTTGTCGGCTTACTACACCGACCTTGTGAGTATCACGGTATTTCTCCGAGAGGTCTGCTGCTGCTTGTTTTGCCTCAACATAGGAGAAGAACTTTTTGGACCTTCTCTGGTTGGTTTCGAGGTCTACTACTAAGACCTTCCAAGGCTCATGTGTAAGTGCGGTAAATGGGAGATTCGTTGGTTCCCCTGTCTCACCGTCGATTATTAGTGGGTCACTCCGTGGCATCCGGGATTGCTGCTCCTGTCAGGTATATGCGTTTGCTTCTGCCGTCTACTCTCTCCTCTGCTAGACCTTGCTCTATCAGCTCGTCAAGCTCGGCTCTGGTTTTCTTCTGTCCCCAATCCATCTCTGTGCGAATCCAAGCTAGGGTCGCTCCCCCAGGCCCGGCATCCTGAATGACGGTGATGAGACGGTTGGTGGTTCCAACTGCTCCTGTTCGTTTCCACTCATATTCTGTGGCTCCGATGTCTCCGATTGTGAGGTCGAACGCAATCGGAGGGGGAGATGGTCGCTCTCGAAACTCCCGCTCCACGACAACCTGGACCCCATGCTCGCTACGGTTAGCTTCAAGATATAACGCCGCTTCCAGCCAGCCGTAGATCGTAGTGGAACCGAGTAAACGGGTTCCTCCCACCCCCCTTCCACCTCTGCCCGGAGTGCCTTTCCCCCAATGGTGTATGACCACAACTGCACAATTGTAGAGGTTGCGGATGCGAAGGAGCCACTGGAGTATCGGACGCATTTCTTTAGCCGAGTTTTCATCGGCACCTCCTATCATTAGGTATAGAGGGTCGAAGATCACCGTCTTAACCCCCTCCTGTCTAATCACCACCTCGATAGCCTCTTGGTCATCAGGCATGGTCATATCAAAGCCGAAGTCATTATAAAAGAGGAGCGGTATAGCAGGCGGGGATTGAAAAACTATGGTATCTTGATTCTCTATGGCCGTCTCACCAACCTGCAGTCCTCTTGAATGGCTAATCTTAAGGAGGCGATCACGGACAATCGGTAGGGAGTTCTCTTGCTGAACCAAAAGCACCGGACCCATCGCTCTCGGGTTGACTTGATACTCACCAAGGAATGGGGTCTCGCTCGCAAGAGAAACGGCCATATCAAACATGACCAACGATTTGTATGACTTCGGAAGTCCAGCCACAACACCATGCGAGCCAAGTGTCCACCAATCCTCGATAGCCCACTCTGGCTCCCGAATGTTAGAACCGAGGAGTTCGGCGTAAGACAGCAATCTAGGCCTGGCACGTGTAATGCCATTTGCAACCCGTGTCTGTATGGCAGAGCCAACGTGAAGGTGAGCCTTCTGCACTTCTCGCCATAACTGGATATCGGCATCTCGGCGAGAATCGTATTTATTCCATACCGTACTTTTAACGACAACGAAGACCTCCTCAGGTGCAAGCCCGGCTTCTAAGAGTCGGCATTCGAGCTCCCAGAGCGAGGCACTACGATCCCCTGTTGCCTCTGTGGATTTAAGTAGAACTCGCCCTCTCTGGTCAAGCGACCTGAAAACTCGCTCACGAATGGTCTTGGCTGATTCCGCAGGTAGAAGTAGATCAGCCGTCTCAGGTAGTTGAATGTCACTGAGGTTGACTTCAACACCATCAAGATAGCCTTTAACCTTGGTAAGGGTGAACTTGTCTCCGTCACCCCATCGAAGTCGAACCTTAACCTTACCCGGATATTTGTGGTTTCTGCTCCCGGGTATGCGTAGAACCTGCGTAAGGTCCCAACCGCCTTTATCTGCTCTTGTGGCATAAGTCAGCCTTCTGTTGTAGGTTTCGTGCTTTAGTGGGTCAAGGGGGCGAGCTAGTCTCCACAGGGCTTGATGACGACCAGGACTCGATTGAATGGCAATCGTGGGTCGTAGCTCGATCTTGCGGGGGTCCACTGAGTCAAGGTCAGCGTACAACCACTTAGGGTTCTTAACGTGTTCCTTGTGTCTCTGTGGCTTAGAAAAGAGGTTCGGACAATAGTAGAGGTCGTTCTTGTCCTGGTGCCGAGCTATATGTGCTTCGACCTTATCCCTGTCACCCGGCCAGTGAAAGGCTTTTGATTCAACCCAACGGGAGCTCTTGTATGGGAGGAACACATAACCATCTTCTTCACCCCATACTGTATCCAAGAACTCCAGAGGTTTCAACGGACGCTACTCGGTACGTTGCTATGAGGAGTCTGAGGAGGGGAATGTCGCTGATAGTCCAGGCGCCCATATGAGGTAGAAGTACCCCACCTTTTGTGCCTGAATCAGCCCCTTGTGGATAGCTCTCTGGACCTCATGCTGAGTAACGCCGTACTTCTCGGCTACTTCTCCTGTGGTCATGAAGTCAGACAGGTCAGGTTCCGTTCTGGTAGTCACTGTCGTCCTTTCTTGCCGGTATATTATTAAGTGTAGCGTCTCCGGTAAACAAGGGTTGAATCAGGAACCAGAGAAAGTAGGCGAAGAAAACAACCCATAGACCGATGGCAAACCAAAGCCAGAATTTTAGCAGTAGTAGGACTATCTCAAACACTAGGTTCCAGGTCACGGATTCTCCTCTCCATTAGGGAACCCCAGATGGAGGACTTGGGGGGACTCCATCCGGGGCTCTAGCCTACCCAGCGGTAGCGGGGCTATTCGTCCTCGTCGTCACCATCACCACTCGACTTGCGGCCTCTCTCGTGGGAACTCTCGTTCCACAGCTTGATGACCCTCTTGGCGGCGGGCGAGTTGAGGGACTTGCCGAAGTTGTATCGACCCTTGTGTTCGTGGTCTATCTCCAACTCACCGTTGGCGAGCATCCGACGCAACCACGCTCTGAAGGTCTTGGGATCGGCTCCGACTTGCTCGGCGATCTGACGGGCACCGACGCCTGCAGGGGCTTTCGCCTTTGCTTTGGCTGCGGGTTCCGCTTCGGCCTCAACGTCGAAGTCGTCCTCCAACTCCAGTTCGTCTACTTGCTTTCGAGGCATAGCACGCTCCTTTCGTGTCTGGTGCTGCACTCAAGTAATAATATAGCAGACCTAGCCTGAGGACTCAAATCAGGGAACCGTTCTGCCGCATCAGGAGGACGGGTAATCATTTTAACAGACCTCATACCATCTTGGGGTGCTTGGCGATAGCTCTCTCCAGTCTATCTACATCAGACGGAAAGTCTACGTCGTCGGTAAGGTCGTTAATCTCGACCCAGTGGTTCCCTGTCTTGACTCTCTTAGGATTGGTGATAACCCAGGGCAGATCGTCCATGCAGAAGTACCACTCCCAGGGGGTACAGCGGTTCCACTTACCTGTGAGGTAGTTCTGTGCCACACGGTTCATACAGCGTGACGCCTTAGCGAATGACGGTTGATGGATAGTTATGGCGAAATACTCAGCCCAAGGAGCTAGGCCAAAGGCGCTGTCCGTACTACGACCGAACACTGCCCAGCCCTTAGTCCTGTGGTCTCGTATCTTGTCTATTGCGGCACTCGAGAACCATACATCACCGAACACGACGGTAGTGGATGGGGGCTCAAAGAAGTCCGTACACTTAGCCAGCATATCTATGCCGCCATAAGCATTCTCACGCCTGGTGGGTGTTACTACCTCACAGTTCTCATCAGCCAGAGCGGCCACATAAGCTGCATCGCTCGAAAGGACCTTCACTGTCGAAAAGGATTGGAACTGCTGTATGGCCCTTCGGATCAGAGGTTCGCCCTGGATTTGTATGAAGTGGCGTCCCTTGTCCAGGTGCTGTTTCTTGCTGGCCCCGTCCGCTACGATCAGCGTGGTTCGTGACTCGGTCGATGATTGAGGTCGTGCTAATACCTCTGGTGTATGGAATGTAGACAAGTGCGGTCTCCTGCTCTGCTAACTCGGTGTGTGTCATTCCCAGCCGTGTTGTGACGTATGGCTTATCAGCCCAGTCAGATCCCACTGCCAGAATGTCTGGTCTCATGCTGCGTACAAGGTCTGGATGCAAGTAGTTGTCCGATCTGACCGCTACGGCAAAGTAGCCCATTAGTTCTACATGCCACATACGATCATCAACACCGAACACAGGCTTGCCTTTCACCCTCTCCACAAACTCATCATGGAGAACCCCGACAGTGATATCCTCAGTGATTCTGGCACATTTAGCCAGGAATGAGGCGTGACCTGCGTGCGGTACATCGAATGTGCCTATTGTTAATAGCCTCATCCGAGTTTCCTGTCTGAGACCATTCTCCCTATCTCTCGACCAACCCAATTCACGGCTCGGTCATACCGGGTGAACATCTTAGCCTCATCCCAGTCTTCACCGATGATAGATGCCTCTATGCGTGTGTCAGGATGGCGGGTAAGTGTAGCTATCACTCCCCCTGTGGGGCCATCTAGCTTGTAGCTGGTGATTGTTTTGTACGGATCCAATGTGCGTTCTGGCATTATAGCCTCTTTCTCTTGCGGTTCTTTATCTGCCTGACTTCATCAGCGTAGGCTTGGCCTGCTGAATAGGTCTTGATCTTCGTTCCATTAGGCAGGCGACCGGGCGGATATACTATCCACAGAAGTGGTCGATCTTCATGGTGCCTGCGCTCAACGTGGCTGACGTAGCCTACTGCCTTTGTTGTCTTGTGCCTTACCCATACTCCTTCCAACGGTGTTGCTGAACTGCCTAGATATACTGGATGATGGAACCTACTCATCGGTTGTCTCCCGCAACACCGCCAACAGGGTTCGAGCGCCGTACATCTCGCCAGGTTGTAGGTGGGCGGGGGCGTGTTCGGTGAGGGTGTCCAACACCGCATCCAAGACCAGCTTGGCCTGCACTTGGTCGTCGCCTACCCACGGCAGCATTGCTTCGATGCACTTATCACGAAGTCTCATCGGTAGCCTCCCTGCTTCTGCCTTTCAATTTGCGTATGTACCTGCGAATGGCTTTAGGCAAATGCCCTGCCCATATCCCATCAATAGGCTCGATACCAATGGCATATGTTAAGCACTCCAGACGCACGGTACATTCTCCGCAAATTCTTTTAACGTCCTCTGGCACACGGGTAGGCTGTCTAGAGCCAGGTGGGTTCACTGGGAACCAGGTCTCTACGGTGTAGACAGCCGGGTATGCCTTCATTAACGCCACACAGGATGCGTCGTCTCTCCACTCGCCTCGGCGGTATGCAGGATCATCGCATATCCTATGGTACTCCTGGAATGTAAGACGGCGTTCTGGAATTACTGCTGGTGACACGGGTTTTTTGCTCCTTTCCTTTGTGTCTATGCGGGAGAGCGGTACCGGACGTGCACCCAGGGTCACCGGAGGTCTCCTAGCAGGCTGTTAGCAGGCTCAAACACCGGGACATAGACAAGGTAAGCTGGCACATATTCGTGCACCGGGTCCAGCTCTCCGTAGTCCTCGAGCACCGCATGCCCAGTCTCTGGTCTATAACAGATCAGGCATACTGGCGTGGATGAGAAGATCAGATCCCTTAGATCCCGGTTGAGCCTGATAGTACGTCCAAGCCAGACAACCAAGGCTAACTGGATGACGGACATTATTATGACGGTTACTGTGAACCAAGTAGGTGACAGGGCGGGTAGGGTCATGGGATCCTTCTAGGGTTGTGAGTGGAGTATTTCTTGTTGATTGGTGACCGGACGTTAGGTATTTGTAATATTTTTCCAGCGACACTAGACTCCGGGCGTGCGCAAGCTAGTCGCAGCGCCGCCCGCAGTCTAGGTCTGATTCGCAGGAAGTTGAAAAGGACCCTGGGAGTCGGGCTTTTCTTTTGGTGTTTTTGGTTTGGTGATGGGTTTGGATTCATGATATGGCACTAGCCTCGTCTATGTCCGCTTGGGTCAACTTCCATGCTGCGTGGACCAGTAGTTCAATGGCCGGCGGTACGGGAGTCGTTTCTCCTCTACTATCGGCTGGACCGGTGATGAGAACTGGGCCATATATCCCAAGAAGCATCAGGTCCGGTCTGCCTGATACAGAGGCCACAGTCACCGCTGTGTAGTTCCAATGGTCCCGGGCATTGAATTTGTAGAGGTATTCTTCGTTAACCCACATGGTGAACTCGATGTTGGCCATCTTGGCGGGATCGAAGTAGACCATGTCTACCGCTTCCATGAGCCCTTCCAGATGTTGCTGGTAATCTTTGTAGGTCTTTAGCTTCTCCTTTGTTCTGGTGTTGTCGTGCTGGATCTTGATTGCGGTTATTGGCCGGGTCATCGTTCGTGTCTTCCTCTCTTTAAGCCAGTACGGGGGTGTCTCCACCATCTATCGGTGACGTGGCCTCTATCTACTATTAGTAGGTTGCGACCTCCCATCCCTGTTGAGACGGTGAGAGACACATGGTGTTTAGTTACACCTAGCACTCGGCTGGAAATCTGGCCCTTGATATCTACGGCGTCCTGCGGGGTTTTAGCTTCCACAACGGTCGCTACTACCTTGTCCTGAGCTCCGTAGTTGATTACCACATACTGAGGCATTACTTCACTACCCACCTATCTTTGTCACCGTCCCAGTGGAGACTGGCGTACCATTTGCGTGATGTGTATGGATTTGGGCCGACTATGTAGTAGGCTTTGTCGGTTTTCGGTGCGTTGGCCAGGCTACCGTCATACTCGTTCCCGAACATGGACGTGGCCTCGAGTACCACTGAATAGGCGTCTCCGCCGTCATTAATGGCTTCTACTGCTTCTCGGAAGGCTTTCTTGGTCTTGGGACGGGATCCCGTGATGAATGCTCCTTGCATTACTGCTCCTTTGGCTTGATCTTGGACTGCTGCTTGGGCGTTGGTGGTGGAAGGGTATCGTCCTCTCGTAGATGGGTGCGGCCTCTGTGCGTTGGATGGGCCAAGAGCCAGTCATCCAGGGCTTCACGAACGATTGCGGCAAGGGAACTTGGCCAATCTAGTGTGTCGTGAGGCCTCTGAACCGACTGGTTGCTCATGTAGTCCATGTACCTGTCCAATCTGGCTCTTGTGCGTAGTGGTATACGCACGTTGAGTTGGACCGCTTTGTCGAAGATCGGATCGGTAAGTTTCATCGGGCATCTTCTCCAGTTGTTAGGTCAGCCTCTCCACTCATGAAGCGCATGGATTGTCTCAAGCATGGCATGGATCTTCGCTTGATAGTGGGCTTCGGCGTTCTCGTCTACTGGACTCTTGCTCCTTGCGTGCTCGACCATCACCTCGTACATACCGACGATATGCTCAAGGTGCGGAACGATGACATTCGTAAGGAACTCATCTCTCCAGTGTGCGGTTACTTGCTCATGACGGAGCGGAACGTCTGTCACGACGGACACGATATGTTCTGCGGCTGCTAGTCCTACAGTTTGTGCCTTGCTGTTTACTTGCTCCTGTGTAGGCATTACTCCTCTTTCTCTGTGGCTTGAACGTAGAGTTCTCCGTCCACGATCTGTGTGCGGACACTCATGTTGTTCCTTGCAGCGGCTGAGTACACTCCTGAACGGACAGTCTGTGCTCCGTTACTGAGCTCCTCCAACTCTTCCTCTGTCCAGACATATATCTGGCCATCCAGATACTTGTCATACTGCGGACGTCGTGAGAGTCTTCCGAACTTGTGTGCCTCTACTGTGTGTGGCATCTATTTCACCTCCTTATCTGCATTAAAAGCGGAGTTCTCTGCAACTAGCAGGAGCTCCGTTATAGGGATCTGAATTAGTCCGTGATCGTTGCTGATTGGGGGCTCTCCGTCTGTGATGTAGAGGTCAGCCATGTAGTAATCACGGGCTGATGGATCTCTCAATTCACGGAGGCGTCTTGTCTCAACAACGAGGTATATTGTCTCGCTCACGGTCTGCCTTTCTATGTGTCATGTGTGGGGTGTACCTGACGGATTGCCTCACACTCTGGGGTCTGGTCATCGAAGCAGATGGCATAGTCGATCAAGTGGAGGGGACACAGTGACAAGGACAACGCTGTCTCTGTCAGGGCCTCTCTCGCAACTGGCTCGTACTGATGTGAAGTCCAGAACTTGAACTCCGTTAGTGCTTCGTCGTCCGTTGCATTCACAAGGAACTCTCGTAGGAGGTTCGATGCGATGCTGTCGGCGGCTTCTCGTTCTGCGGTAGTCATGACATCAGTCCTATCAGGAATGCTGCTACTAGCGGCAGTCCGATGAAGGCGAATGTACTCATGATTCCGTATACGATGCTGTCTTTGCGGCTCATGCTGTCACTTCCTCAAATACGTAGTGGTCTACGAATGAGAGTGCGGCTAACACACTCGCTGCCTCGTAAGCACTCTCGGAGTTTGTGTTGTGGACTGCATCTCTGTAGTCCCTTTCTGCGTACTTGCGGATCTTGTCGATGTGAGCCTCGAACGAATCAAGCCACATCTCATCGACTTGATTGAGTTCCTTATCGTGATATTTTCCATGCTGCATGCGGTACTCCTAGAAGTTGTGTGCGGTACTGATCTGTGCAATCAGGTCAGCCACGTTGTTGATTGGGTCATCCTCGACAGCGAATGACATCAAGGCATTCATGTAGTCAAGGAGTTGTGCGTCATCATCATCGTAGGCAAAGGCCATCGTTGCACTTAGCACTTCTGCGGCGGCATTGATGGGGTCTACGTTTGAGTCACTCCAGTAGTTATCGAGGTCTCTCGATGTCTTTGCGGACTCACTCAAGCATGAACCTACGCTCTCCCACGTTGTGATGAGGAGCTCTGTTCTATTGGGGTCGGCCCTCAACTCGTCAAGGTCTGACGATGTGAACTCCCTGCGAGCATTGTTATGCTCATCAAGGTATTCTCTCATGTGCGGTTCTCCTGTCTCGCTTCTAGCTTTGCGGTATTGCTTGCTAGCTAGCATCATTGTACAGTCTGGAGGTACCTCCGCACAAGTACCAAGGCTTGCGGATGAGAGAGGTTGGACCTGGCAGGCCGTCCGGGGCTTGGCCTAAGCCGTGAAAGGCCGCTAAAGGCCGTCTAAGGCCGGGTACAGCTTCCAAACCTTCCCATTAGTCCACCAGGCGTTAGGCGGTCCTCCGTGGGGGGTGACGCAGAGCCTGTGGAAGGATATGAGCGCCCCTTCACCTGTTGGTCATGCGGCGGTCCTCCAGGGGAACGGCGGACCTCCTGTTGCCGTGCGGAGTGGGATCGGAGGAGTGTGCGGAGTGGCGGGGAGGGTGGGGTCACGCATACTGACAAGTCAGAGTGAGGAGTGTGCTGCTTAGTTAACTAGCTTCTTCGACTTGCTTTTCGTTTGCTCGCATGACTCGCTCAAGCTCGCTCGCAGCGATTGCTTGAGTTATGCGCCATCTTGAGCCTTTGTACTCAAGCTGATTTCTCGCAGCTTTCTTGCGTAAGCTCGCTCTGACTGTCCTTGCATCACGCTCGACTAGCTCTGCTAGTTGCGTCGCTGTGATGTGATTGTCTGAGTCTGCATTGTCTGCGAAGTATTGCTTCGCTGTCGCTTGTGCATCTTGCTTGATTGACATAATGTCTCGCTTTCTGCACACTCACTCACTCTTAACTTGTCAATACTTACACACTCGCTGACATATGTTAGAGAAGTGTTAGAGAAGTGTTAAGAGATTGTAAACTCTATTCTCACACTTGCGCGCTCGCAATCTATACAGATTCGCTCGCGATCTACTCTCACGCTCTCACACTCGCAGCAGGGCGGAGCGAGCGGGCGGCGGGCAGTGGGCGGCGGCAGGCGGAGCGAGGCGGAGCACGGATTCAGTTTGACACGGGGATGCTTGCGGACGAACACGGATAAGGAGATGAGGGTCCGCCTTAAACTATCCACACTTTCAGGTCAGCTAGGATCTACTCATGGACACGCCACCGGATCCCATTCGGACTGAAGGGGGTCGGTTTACAGAGGAAGCCAAGTCTTGGTTCTTCGGACAGGTTCGTAAGGGGAGGAACCCTTACAAGGTCGGGGAACAGATTGGGATGAATCGTGGCACAGTTCGTCGGGAGATGAGAAAGGTCACTGAGAGGTGGACCGACGGGGCAGACCTGAGCCCCAGGCAAGTGGCCTCTAGACTTGTAGAGGCGAACACGGACCACAAAGAAGCTGACATAAGACCTGTGGAAGTGGGTCGCCCCATTACCGAGTATGAGGATCTCAACCCCCAGGCTCAGCAAGCCTATAATGAATTCGGGTACTGGCGAACACGCTATCTGGGCCGTAGGCACATCGTTTGGCAGATTCAGATGGCGCAGATTTTGATGGCATGGCTCGAGGAAGCCAAGGCTAAAGGTGAGAGGGTTAGAGGGGTACTGAATACGCCACCAGGGGGTGGCAAAACTACTACGGCGACTCACGACCTCCCTGGTTGGGCTATCTGCCGAGACAGAAATATAAGGGTTGGCTTAGGTAGTCGTACCACCCCCCAGGCGACAGCGTATGCCAGACGCCTGAGGAACACTCTGGAGAAGAACAACCTACTCAATCTGGAGTATGGCATCTTCAAGCCTGAGAGCCCTGAGGTCTGGCGGCAGGATGCGTTTATCGTAGATGGGGTTACGGGTTCTGCTGCCAGTATTAACTATAAGCTGGCTCTGGCTGGGTTTGATTATGAAGATCCTCATGTGATTCGCCGTATGGCTGATCCGGGGGATGAGATACACCAGATTCTGAAGTCCATCGAGCAGGCTTTCGTGGCAGGGGAGAAAGAGAACACTGTCACCGCCTTGTCTCACCAGATGGGCTTCCTGGGTGGGAGATTCGACCTGATACTCTGGGACGACCTGGTGGACAATAAGAATAGCAAGACGCCAGAGCAGCGGAATGACTTGTTTGAGTGGTGGGAGGAGTACGCAGTAAGCCGTCTTGAGCCTGGTGGGGTAATCGGGCTTGTTGGTACAAGATTCGGTAAGTACGACCTCTATAGGCATACGAGAGATATGACCTATACCTCTGATGACGACTTCGAGGATCAGTTGATGGGGCGTATCACGCAGGGGATGAGTGACGAGCAGATTGCCGAGATTCGTGAGGACCTGGAGAAAGAGCTCCTCGATAAGTACGGCGAAGAGCCGATGACTATTGAATCGCCTGTGCCTGATGAAGATGGCATGATTCAGCCCACACGGATGCAGAAGAAGGTCTATAGGTATGTGAAGTTCCCGGCCCATGACGACGATAAATGCGGCAACCCAGCGAGTCTCAAGCAGATAGACCATGTGGACTGTTTGCTTGATCCCGTGAGGTTCCGCTGGCATGACTTGCTACGGGCCAAAGAATCGAATCCGAGGAAGTACGCCCTGACGTACCAGCAAGAGGATGAATCGACCGAGGACAACTTGATTCAAGAGGTGTGGTTGACCGGGGGTATTGATACTGACGGGCTGGTTGTGCCGGGTTGCTACAACTACGACAGGCGCCTGCTAGAGATACCAGAGGACCTAAAGAAGTCGTCTTGCTTCTCTATCGCCACCGTAGACCCTAGTGCCCTGAATTACTGGTCGATTCAGTGGTGGCTATGGGATGCTGACGAGGATAAAGACTACCTCATGGACATCATGAGAGCCCGCCTCTCAAGCGATTCGTTCCTTACCTACTCAACTAAGAAGAGGGCCTATAGCGGGGTGGTGCATGATTGGCAACAGCGCAGTATCAGCATGGGTTGGCCTATTGGGTTGTGGATTATTGAGCAATCTGCCGCACAAAGATACTTGTTCCAGCACACCTGGGTGAATGAGTGGATGCAAAAGACCCGTACACATATAAAGGGGCACGAGACTACCAGCAAGAAGGCCGACCCTGAGTACGGTGTACAGACCCTGAGACCGAGATACAGGCTAGGGCTGACTGACTTGCCGTACGATCAGGACGACATCAAAACCCGGTATAAGGTAAACGAGTTCAAGCAGGAGCTTGTGGAGTGGCCTGATTCGCCCACTGATGATATGGTGATGGGTCACTGGTTCTTGCACTTTAACCGTTACAAGATACCACAGGGGTTGAGGGTGACTGAGGCACACAGCGGGCTAGCCCATCCGTTCCAGGAGAGTATGCCTGATCGACTGTCCGAGCAAACCCTCACTGATAGGGTACCTAACCGGGATGACACAGTCCGCCCAGGTCATAGGGCTTCAAGACGACGCTAGACTGTCCACATGGCCATTGCTAGGCAGAACGCTATATCTGTGGGCACAACCGCCACTATTCTTGAGGGCACCCAGCACTACGGTTGGATCCTGAAGAACAACGGCAGCAACACTATATTTATAGGCGATAGCAACGTGACCACGGCTAATGGCTTCCCTGTGGAGGCTGGGGACGTATTCTCGCCTGCTGAATTAGCCCACCGCTCCTTGATTGGCAGTAACTCTGACAGGCTGTACGGTATAGTAGCCGCTGCTACTGAAGATGCCAGAGTCCTTCTTATGGGTAGGGTGCAGGTGTGAGTAACCTACTGATTTCAGGAGCTCCATTCCTCTCGGAGCCTGACTTCATACATGATGACGCCTCGCACTCGGCTATAAACCATGACGCTCTCACAGGTCTGGCTGACGACGATCACACCCAGTACCATACTGACGCCCGGGCCTTGACCTGGCATGGCACTTTGTCAGGGGCCCATGTAACGAATGGCGATACTCATGACCATGCAGGGGGCGATGGTGCTCAGATAGACCACGGGGGTCTTGCTGGACTAGCTGACGATGACCATACCCAGTACCTGTTGGTTACTGGTGCCAGAAATGTTACTGGTAATCTGGCCTGGGAAAACTCGTTTGCTAACATCGGAGGTTCTATACAGGCCTATGACGTAACGGGCCGAGAAATCCTGATTATTGAGGGTGGCAACGGTGTTACAACCGATGCACGAATCCAACTGTACGGGGCGGGGGACTCTGGCTTCCCCAACGAAATGCACGTCTATCTAGACGAATTGAATCTCATAGGCCCGCTGTCTGCCCCTACCACCTGGCTTACGGCTGATGAGGCGGCACTAATCCACTCAGCAAAAATCTTTGCCAGGGGCACAGAAGATGTCACCCTCACTAATGACACGGGCGTGATTGTTGCTGGTTCGTCTGGTGGGCAGCAGGTAGCCATCGACATCAATGAGATTATGTCACGGAACAGCGGTGCCACCGCCACCTTCTACATTCAGAATGATGGCGGACTGACAGTCTTGGGTGGAGCCTCTGCAAACGGTGGCTTGCGTGTCCACAACTTCATCGAGCTAGACGACTCCAGCACCGTCTTGGCAGAGGGCAATGGCAATGCCTTTAGAGTCACCACCAATAGCGGCTACATCGAGGTTGGGCCTCAAAACACCTCCTACGCCCACATCTACACTGACCGTGCCAATTTCGCCTTCAACAAGGGTCTGTTCCCGTCAAGCAATAGCTCCTTCGATATGGGTAGCTCCGCCTTGCATTGGCAAGGGATTTGGGTGGCCGATGGTGATGCTGGTGGCCTCCAGTGGGGCAACGGTGGCGACCGTCTCACCTACGAGGACACGACGAATAAGTGGTACTTCACGTCGGACAACACCGATCATGTCATCATCACCTTCGACGCCGCCAACTATGAGTCTCTCAGGCTCACTGATTCGTCCGGAGATAACCATGTGGTCTGGTCAAACAACCCTTACACCAACGGCACCGGGGACTTCAACAGCTATTGGGACAACGACATCGAC